ACACGACGCTCTTCCGATCTCACGGCAGAGATAAGAGCCTGACCTGCGTTGTCGGGATTAGACAGCCAGCGGTTGACATCGGTGAACACCTCCTGCTGTATCTGAGCCATCGTCTTGCTCTTGTTCTCGCCCTGCTGGGTGTAGAGCTGCTTGAGGTATTCCTGATGAATGTATATGACGCGACCGATGATGTTGCTGTTGCGCTTGCGAGTGAGACGGTCGTCAACGATGGTGAAGGCATACTCAAAGATGCTTCCGGCAAAGATGCTGTGCCAAAGGGCATCGGCATAGTAAGGACCACCGAAGTCGCGTGGCGACATGATGAAGCGTGTGGGTCGGTTCTTGCGGCTCACTTGTTTCTCACGAGCCTCACGCAAGCGGCGGTTGAGGTCGCTCACGGCTGTGTCGGCTGCAAGATAAGGCACGGCAGCAATGCGACGGTCGGTTTCGGTGAGCGTCTGGGTGGAGTCGAGCCACTGATTTGAGAGGTAAGCATAGTTGATGCGATACTGACTATCCATGCGCTCCAGTCGGGTGGTGAACACCGAGCGTGGCTTTATGCCGACAATCTTCGGGTTCCACCGTGATGTGGGCACGGGGCGTTTGTTCTCGTCCAACTGACGTTGGTTGAGCTGCAACTCGCAAAAACATTGCGACATGAGCGACATATCGCCTGCCATCTCAAGGTAGGTCTTGTGGAGGTCGTTGTTCTTGATGAATGCTTGCAACTCCTCATTGGTGTCCTCCCATTCTTTCAGTGCTGCCTTGAGCGACTTCATCTCCTCGGAGTCGGCATCTTTGGATTTAGACTCTGACGTTTGGTTTTCTGTTTCAGACATTTGCTTTTCCTTAGCCTTGAGGTCGGCTATCTGTCCTCGGAGCAGCGTGCCGGCAGAGGGAAAGGCGATGTACTTCTCGGTGATATTGCCACCGACATACTGTGTATAGTGATACTTGGCGCACGGCCCACGGCCTACGAGTATTTTCTTCACGAAGTCAACTCCCGCTGCCGGAAATGGCGACATCTTGGAGAGCAGATACACGAGGTTAGGCAGTCGGTTGCCCACGCCCCACTCCATGAATCCCAATCCCTTAGTGCCTACACCTTCGGGCACGGCTTTGTTCTCGCCGCCCGATGATCCGAACACAGCGGAAATCTCCCGTCTTGCCGCATTGCCTTCCGCTCCGGTCATGGTAGCCGAAGCCGTGAGCTTCTGGTGAACGTAATCGCCCCATGAGAACACACTGCTGCCTCCCTGCTTGGGCGCACAGAACACGCCAGGCAGAACGGCCTCGTAGCCTTGCGACTGAAGCTCCTCACTACGCTGTTGGAGCTCACTGATGTTGCTAACTGTTGTCATTGTGTTGTATATGTGTTTTGTTGAATGTTTATAGCACAAAGATAGGGAAAGACGGGGAGAAGGGGCGGACATGCTCGGGGAGGGGAGATCCAACGAATTACAAATTTCACGAAGATAAAAATCCGTGTGCTTCGTGTTATCCGTTGGCCGAAAACAAAAAAGACTGCGGGGTCGCTGTCTTCCCCTTGCCCACACCCAAGTAATTGGAAAGTTCGGGGTGTCGGGCTGTTCGGGGAAGACCATGCGAGCCACGCAGTCTAAACATACTTTTTAACACTTAATCTTTTGCTGCATTATGCCACAGCGAGCATGCCGTTACTGAAAGTCGTAACCAAGCATTTCGTTGCCAGCCTGAAGGTCGTAGCTCTCCACGTCATCTATCACCATGTCCTCGCCGTTGAAAAGTTTTACTGTCAGTCGGCAGTTTAAAACGTCGGGATGAACGCTGCGGATATTGTTGTTAGAGATCCATATCGGGTGGCTGTTTTCTTTGGTATATACCACAAGATACCACGGACCTACCTTGTTCCACGCCATAGCCAGCTTATCCGAAGCAGTCTCGACAACCTTCTCTATGAACTCCTCCTGGTGCTTCCGTCCGAACTTGTCGATCCAAGAAGAGAAGATGGAAAGCACGAAGATAATCAGGAGGATTATTAACGCTGAAATAATTGATACCATAATCGTTATTGTTTTAATTGTTTATCGTTTGATATTCCACATTTGCTCAGCCGGACCAACGAGCACGTCTATGTTTGCGCCCTGCTTCTGAGCCACTGTCTCCACCCATTTAAGCTGAATAAACTGCTGCGGGCTAAGATTCATCTCGCTCATATACGCCTTGTCTGCCACAGCCTTTTGGCGTTCGGCCTTCTCGCGAGCCACCTGAACCTCATATTCACGTTCCTGCGTCTGCTTGGCCTGTACCATCTTTGCCGTGCGGTTCATTTCGGCAAGCTGTTCCTTGTTGGGTGTTGCCTTGCCGATGATAACGTCCTTGATGATGACTGGCATCGGCTTGTGCATTGAGAGGGCAGCAACGTAATCCTGCATCTGCTTCAGAATCTTCTTGTCGATAGTGCTCAATACCTGACGGTTAGACATCAAGTCGAACGGACTATACTGTGAGATATGGTCCCTGACAAGATTGCAGAAGTAGTTGTAGAGGTTGGTGTTAAACCAGTCGCGTCCATAGTTCTGCAACAGCACGGGCGACTTGCCTTGCTCCACCTGAGTGACAATGACAGAATGGAAGTCGAGCGGAGTGTTGTCGTCGGAGAAGATGTCGTCGAGAACAACCTCGTGGCGTACCGGAACAATCTTGAATGTCTCGGCACGAGTGCTCATGGCACACCATGTCAGACCGCTCTGAACCGGGTCGTTGTCAACTCCTCCGTGTCCGAAGAACCAAGGCTTCTTCACCAACACGGCTTCCTCGTCGGCATCGGGCGACACAAAACGGCACGAGGATAACATCACTACTGCGACAACCGCAAAAAGAATTGAAAATAATTTTCTCATAAGAAATGAAATTTAATTGTTTATTGAATTGTTGCTTGTTATTTCGTTCTTGTTTCTTTCAAGAGATATTTGTAAGAGCCCAGTCCGTTATCTTCGCCCTTCTCAATCTTCCAGTCGAACCCGGCCTTTTGCAAGCTTTGCACGAAGGCGTTGTAGTCTCTATCTTCGATATACGGAGAAATGTTCTCTTCTTCAAAGACAACGAGGTGAGGATTACAGTCGAAGTCGATGCGCAGGGGCTTGTTGCCGAGAAAATCACGCAATTTAAATATACCGCGAGGGTCACTAACGTGCAGATTATACACACCACGTCCGCTTATCCAAAGGTAAGCATAGCAATAGAGCCTTTGTTCTTCGGCATCATACCGCTTTGCACACACAATGGTGGTGTCAGAACCACGGAGCGACGAGATTTCGTAAAAACGTCCGTCCTTGATATGGTTGAGCATGTATTCGCGACGCTCTTTCGGAGTGAGGAGCACAGGAGGCTCCGGCAGCCATGTCTTCCGCTTCTCCTCTCTCTTTCGCTGACTTTTCTTTGCAAGTCGTTCCTTGTGTATTATCCGTACACGCCAAACGACAAAGGCGAGGAAGAATGTCCAGCCGAAGATGGCACCAAGAAAGAATGCCCAGCCTAAAAAAGTAGATATAAATATGTTCATTGTTCTATATAAGTCCTTTAAATTGTTATTACTTTGCCTTAAAGTTATATATCGGTTTGATGCGCTTCACCACATCCACAGTGTCGCCTATCAGTTCTTCTATCTCCTCTGCCGACTTATACGCCATTGGTGCTTCGTCGATGGTGGACTCGCATACCGATGTAGAGTAGATGTCGTGCATCTGCTGGCGGTATTCCTCCATGCTGAGCTGCTTCTTGGCTGCCGTGCGCGACATCAGTCTGCCTGCACCGTGCGGAGCCGACTGAAGCCAGTCGTCGTTGCCCTTGCCGCGACATATCAACGAACCGTCGCGCATGTTCAGAGGGATAATCAGAGGCTCGCCCTTCTTTGCGCTCACGGCTCCTTTTCGGATGATGCCTGAGTGTATGTCGAAATAGTTATGCCTGGTGGTAAAGAAATCCACGAACGATAATTGAAGCCCATGGATTATAGTCATTGCTATATCCCATCTGTTGTCGTCGGCAAAATACTGACAGACGTTCGCTGCGAAATTATAGGCATCGAGGTCTTCTCCCTCAAGATAGGCGAGATCGGGAGGCACGGTGCCCAAACGACGCAACGCATTGTTAATCTCCCTCTCTAAGCCGTACTTCTTCAAGTCTTCGATGATGCGCTTGCGCTCCTCACTACGATTCACATTCTTCTTGGCTAAGTGTTGGAAAAAATTGCACACCTTAACTCCGAGATTGCGACTGCCCGAATGTATCACAAGATACTTACAGCCCTGCTCGTCCTCGTCAAGCTCGATGAAGTGATTGCCGCCACCGAGGGTGCCAAGCGAGCGTCCGATATAGTCGGGGTCGAAGCAACCTTGTGTCCTTTCGTGCAAATCGAGCAAAAGATGTGACGTAAGCGGACTCATAACTTTTAGCTTGGACTTTTCGTGAACGTCAAATCCGCTCGGCACCGACTCATTGATGATTCGGTCGAGAAGCGAAAGGTTAATATCCTTCTCAGCGAACTTGAATACCAACATACCACAGCCTATATCCACGCCTACGGTGTTGGGAACCACCTTGCCACGGGTTTCAATCACGGTGCCTACGGTGCATCCCTTTCCGGCATGGCAATCGGGCATAATACGAATCTTACAGTCGCGGTAAGCCTCGCTCTCTGCCATCTTTCTTACTTGCTCCTGGGCTTCAGGTTCGATGGTCTTTGCAAAAATCTTTAAGTCACTCATTGTTCGTTTCTTTGTCTATAAATTCGTAAAAGAAATGTGCAGTGGTTGAGTTTTCCTTCTCCTCGCTCGTCTGCACCAGAGCCCGTTAGATACGTTGGACGGAGTGGCGACATGCGGCACACTGAGTACGGTCCCTTGGCCTTCGGGATAAGTTTCTTGGTTGTCACCAGATGAACCCGATGTTAGTATTATTCTATGATAACTCTCTTACGCCAAACTTTCTGGTTCATCCGATGACGAATATCACAGCCGTTTGAGAAGCGTGCAGCATTGATTGCCTAACGCCTTCCCCTCGTAACCCAGCTTTTCGTACCAATGCAACACCCACTGAGGAGAGTCGCGTCCGTCCCACGAAATTGCGACGGTCTCTACGCCGTAATACTTCATCTCTTTTTCTACTGTCTCCATCAGGTGCTTTGCCACCTCACGGCCGCGGTGAACTTCGTCCACCCACAGCGAGTAGATGAGAGCATCCGCTTCGCCATCCAAAGGTCTGTCTTCGGCACGATTAGGAATGAACGCCTGTATGCTGCCATGATGCTGCTCGTCGGTAATGAGTATGCGAGTGGAGTCTTCCCAGTGTTGATGCTGTATCATAGTTGAATTGTTACGCAGTTTTGTTTAGTCAGACGACTGTCTGTATGCTTGTGCAAATTTAGATTATTCCTTTTACTCGATACGGACATTCTCCTCGAAGTCGTATCTCACGTCTCGGTTCTGCAGGTGAGCCACAGGCGTTTTGGAGAAGATGTCTGCCTCACAATCGGCTAAGGTTTGCACGAACGCCTCGTACATCTTCTGTTCGTCATGTTCTTCGGGAAAGCCCTGGCTCGTCCGCTGCCATCTCAGATCAGGGCGTTTGCCGTCCTTCACGTTTCCTTTAACAATCAGCATGACACTTACGGAGTTTTCGCCCTCGCACACATCCGCACGAAGTATGCCGTAGCCAAGCGGTTTGCCAAAAATGTAGCAACCTCTCTTGTTTCCAAGAAAGCGGTAGCCGTAGTTTCGCAATGCCTTTATCACAAATGTTCTCATGTTCAATCTTTTTTATAGTTCTACTAAAACTTTTATCTCTTGATTGCCTCCTGTAGGTACAAGACAAGCAGGGCATAGGCCTCGGGCAGAATACACACGACGCAGCACATCAAACATGTGCGTAAAGGGTGGGGTCTGCATCATGCCGACTACGAGGGGGCGTGTGGTGTCGGTCATCGTTTTACGGAACTAACCTTCACACCGTAAAGCATCTGTCGGCAGATTACGCCACATTCTTCAATTACACCCAGGCAAGAGTCGCATTCCAGACAGGCTGTAGAACACACAGCAGGGGAGCCTTGTATGTAGCCGCAGGACGTTCCTTTTTCCATATAGATTTTCTTGTCCTTCATAAAGGAATGAATTACTTTTGCAAAGCCCTTCAGCTCCTTGTTTTCCTTTTCCAGCTTGTCGCAATGGACGCGCATCTTCAGCATATCGTAAAGCGTCTGCCTTGACGGGTCTTCGTCCTTGCGCTTCTCTTTGCCGTTCAACTGGCGCACGGCTTCGTTGAAATCGTCCATGAGCTGATGTACACGCTGCGTCATTTCAATGTTCTCTGCCTTCAAGTCGGCGATGATGTAGGCCAATGCCTCCATACGTTTGTTTTCTTCTGTTGTCATTGTCTCTATAATTTTTATTACATATTATACAATAGCGGCATCAACATTTATTGTCTTGCTGCTTCCGTTTTTGTCCTTCCTTGCAAACTATCTTGCCTCTGTCCTTCAGTCGGAGGCAGAAATATTCACAATTCCAACATGCGCAGCTATCCACTCTTACTGTTTCGGGATTTTCTTTATAGAATGGGTCCCCCGTCTCCACCATATCGTGAGGACATTCGGTGTTCTTGACGAGAGTGAAACCTTTTTCCTCAAGCAAGTCGATAAGGGCGCTACGCTCTTGCTTTAAGTCTGCGTTCTCGCTTCGCAATTTAGCAAGAACGTTTCTGAGGTTGTCGGTCTCACGCCCTTGCGCGATGTTAGCGTTGCAGACGTTGGTATAGCCGTTATGCAATTCCTTGAGATTGGCCTCCGTATTTTCCAGTTGCGCCACCACATCCTCATGCTCGTCTTCCAGATTGCGGAGTTTTTTTGCTACCCTGTTATAGTCTCTGGCAAGACGATGTATTCTTTGTTCCATCGCCACATTTTCAGCTACCAACTCTCCATAACGCCTTGCATAGGCATCACGATTCCTAAATTCCTGATGTTTCATTCTCTCTATTGTTTTTGTTAAATGTTTCATCTTACTTCCAGCCATGTGTTACAGCGACCGATCCCAAACTTTGCAGCCACCGCACTAAAACTCTTGTCGTGATGACCAGACCGACAGGTTCCGAAGTCAGCACAGGTCTCACAGCCGAAATCCATATAATCTGGATAATACCACACCTTGTCGCCAATCTCACGGATATAACCTCTCTTTGTATCTACCACCAAGGTTCTTCCAACGGAACGTCTTTTGGGCTTATTCAGAACAACCTTATACCGATTGTTTTTCTTCCTTACGACATGATATTCATTAGACATCGAATACCTCGGGTCAAAAACTTCAGGAGGCACACGCCGCTTTTTCGAGAAATGGAACACCTTCGGGTTGCAAAAGTTGGAAAGTGCTTTGCGGTCAGTAGAAACAATCTCTTCCCAGTTGTCACAACAACGAAGTACGTCAACCCTCCATCCTATGCGACGCTGTACTATATCTAACAGCGAGGGATAGTTGTGGGGCTTCTTCCAGATTCCTCTGAAGTAAAGATTGTATCTGTCAAGCAGCACCTTGTTTTTTGCTTTCATAGAGCTATACTTTAATTTCCGGACTAAATTTCATTATCTTGAGGGCGAGCTGTAGTTCGTGAACGTACTTTATATGACATAAGAGTGCAAAGCCTGTCACGTTGAAATACTTTATGAATATTGCCCAAGCGTATTTTTTCCGTTCTACAACCAAATATCTGGCAAGGGAACTGCCTGCTCTGGCTTTGATTGGCCTTGTGAAGTACTTGCCCTTGACCTCTTCCTTAAAGTCATTATTGCAAAGTATTTCGGGCGTGACGGGTATGCCTTCAATATTACAGCACCAAGTCCACCATGGTCCGCCATAATCGGCATTGGTAGTGCTTAGACAGACAGTTCCTTTTTTGTCTTCAAGGATCTTATTGGGATTTATACCGGCAACAACGCATATCGTGCCTTTCGGCAATATGCAATCACAGCTTACCCTTACAAGGTCGCCTATTCTTAATTCTTCCGGTTTAATCATCGCTTTCCTCCTTATCTTCCTCTTGAATATACTCACCGTATTGCTTCCATTCGGGGTCGTGGATGTTGCCTACAACCTCGAAGTTCTTCATTTTCTCTCGCTCTACATCATCAAGTATGCCGTCTGAAATGCCTCCTACGTCAGAACTGGGATTCTTGGCCGTCACAGTGCCAAAGCAAGCTCCTTCCTCACAGTAATAAACTACGGCATAATAGTTGTCGTTTTTTTTATCTCCGATGCAGCTATAAGGATATTCGTCTGACCGCAACACGTCGCCTTCATAAATCTCCTTGCCGTTCTTATCGGTGAAGCCAGTGAACTGGCAGACGGTATCGGGGTCAACAATGCAGAAATTAAATACACCCCCGCTACAAGGCTCCAGAATCCTGACCTTTTCATCAGGAAGCGCAAGCAGCGAGCCGTACACCGTCTCACCCTCACGTTCTGGAGTAATACATGTTCCTTTGAATTTGATGGTTCTCATACTCTATAAATCCTTTATATTGTTAACATTCTCTCTGAGCAAAATACTCTTTTAAGGATAGATAGCGACGCTTGCGAGGCCGTATCTTCATCTTAGACGGATTTTCGTGTCTGTGCTGACGTTTTCTTGCTAAACGAATACTTGCGCCATGGATATAATTTCCTCCTTCAAATTTCTCGCAATTTGCCGAATCAAACGAAATGGTGTACTCGTAAGCACGTTCTTTTATATTTGCTGCCATACGCTACTCGTCTTTGAGGTTCAACTTCTCCTGCCATTCCTTATCGTGAACGCTGCCTACGACCTCGAAGTCTTGCAAATAGTCTTGCGTGAAATTATGTCCGCATGCCATCGGGGAAACTTCTTCGGTTGCCATTGAGAGATAAAATTCGTGCATGGCGAAGCAAGCAGAAAAAGCCTCGAAACTGACGATGCCATACACGTCGTAGAGCGAGGAGGTGAAGTCGTGCGCTATGCCACACGTTCTTTTCAACACGTCACCTTCATATACCTCCTTGCCGTCCTTGTCGAGGAAACCAGTGAACTGGTAGACGGTATTTCGGTCAACGGGTATTCTAAGTACTGTTTCCTCTTCGCTGCATACAAGACCGTTAAAAGGAACGTCATTGTTATCGTCGTAAATATACACGCTGCCATCCTGACGATGCAAGAGGCTGCCTACTACCCATTCTCCATTAGCGGCTTTAGCCTTAAACTTAATTGTTCTCATTGTTCTCTATTTTATTTTTAGTTCTGCGCTCAAGCCTAACACCCAAAGGATATGCTGGAGTTCGTGGACGTGTTTAATTTTTCGTAGCAGCACATATTCGTGCAAACCACGATACTTTATGAAAACAGTCCAATAACCTCTTTTCCGTTCTACTGCCAAAAATCTCGTAAGAGAAGACTCCTCGTTGCCAAGAGACTTTGTATAGTATCTGCCAACGATTTCTTCCTTAAAACCGTTCTTGTTAAGTATTTCTGGCGTGACGGATATGCCTTCGACATTGCCACAATAAACTCCCCAAGGTCCATCTCCGTTGGCAGCGCTTAGCATGAGGATTCCTTCTTTTTGATTTTTATAGAATACATCTTCACGAATAAAGATAACAACGCACATTGTGCCTTTCGGAAACATGCAATCGCGGCTTACCCTTACAAAGTCGCCTATTCTTAAATCTTCCGGTTTAATCATTGTCCTCTACCTTTTCGTTAATACTTACGATAACACAATATATTGTTGTATTATTTCGCTTTGAAGTTGTATATCGGTTTAATTCTCCTCACCACGTCCACAGTGTCGCCTATAAGCGATTCTATCTCTTCGGCAGGCTTGTACGCCATTGGCGACTCGTCGATTGTTGACTCGCATACCGATGTGGAGTAAATGTCGTGCATCTGCTGTCGGTATTCCTCCATGCTGAGCTGCTTCTTGGCCGCCGAGCGCGACATTAATCTGCCAGCACCGTGCGGAGCCGACTGAAGCCAGTCGTCGTTGCCCTTGCCAGTACACAGAAGCGAACCGTCGCGCATGTTCAGAGGGATAATCAATGGCTCGCCACGCTTTGCGCTCACTGCTCCCTTGCGGATGATGCCGAAGGTGTCGATGTAGTTGTGCACGGTGGTGAACACACGACCTGTAGACTTTAGTTCAAGACTTTTGATTATGGTTTGCGCCATAAGGAAACGGTTCAAGTCGGCATAATGCTGACACAAGCGCATGGCATCATAGTAATCGCCAAGCGTGAGACCGCTAATGTAAGGCATGTCTTTAGAAACGGGTTTCAACTGGCGCAGCGCATCGTTTATCTCGCTCTGTCTGCCCTGAGCTTTCAGTTCGGAAATTATACGTCCACGTTCATCACTGTTGTTGCGTTGTCTTGATGCCAACTGCTGAAAATGTTTGCATATCTTTACGCCTAAATTGCGGCTACCCGAATGTACTACGAGATACTTGCGTCCTTCATCGTCCACGTCCACCTCTATAAAGTGATTGCCACCGCCAAGGGTGCCGAGCGAACGCAGTACATAGTCAAGGTCAAAGTATTGCTTCCACGGAGGAAGAAAACACCATATTTCACGGTACATAAGGGAAACCATCTCTGACGACAAAGGCTTCTCATGCACATTGAATCCGCTTGGAATGTTGTCGTTAATGATGCGGTCGAGAATCGCCATATCTATGTTGGCAAAGCCTATATCCCACACGAGCATACCGCAACCGATGTCAACGCCCACGGTGTTGGGCACCACCTTGCCACGGGTTTCAATCACAGTGCCTACGGTGCATCCCTTACCCGCATGACAGTTAGGCATAATGCGAATTTTGCAGTCGCGGTAAAACTCGCTCTCTGCCATCTGCCTTACTTGCTCCTGGGCTTCAGGCTCGATGGTCTTGGCAAAAATCTTTACGTTCTTCATACTCTATATTTTCGTTAAAACGTTATCGCTTGCTATGATTTTAGAAGATTGTAGTAATACTGCAAATCCTCGTCACATTCGGGTGGCAGTAGTGTGCGTACCTTCATGCCGTTGTTGTCGATAAGAGGTTTGGCTAACGGCAGAATTGCGTACGGCTCTTTGTGCCACTCTATAACTGTTCCGTCGTTGTATATTGTAGGATTGTCATCAGAACCATACTTTAGCAAAAAGATAAGTTTTTGCTGCATACAATACTTCAAATCAAACCATGACTTGCTACGTCCCAAATAGCCATTCACGACATATCCTCCGGCACAATACTGATAGGAGACACCATCGAGTCGATGAAAGTAGAGCGTGATGCCGGCTTGGGCGCAATAATACCTTAATATCGCCCTTGTTGCATATCTTCCCATGATTCTCTATATTTTCGTTGTTTTACTTAACATCGGATTTCACGGATTTCTCAGTTTGTCTCATTTACTTCATTCGATGATGAACAAAATCCGTTTCATCCGATGACAATAATATCTATCAGTTCTTCCGTAGTTTCTCCATCTCCTCATTCTCCTTCGAGAGTCGCTCCAGATGCTCCAGCACAAGCGAGTACGACTGGTTGTTCACCTGGTCTTCGGTGAGCGAGGCGTATTTCTGCATGGTGGCGATGGTGGCGGTATATATCTCAAGTGGGGTGGAGGGTCGCTGTGTGCGGTCGATCTTCTGCACCTTGAACACATGAGGATAACGCCGTGAGAGGGTGTGCATCATGCCGGTCCACCAGAAGAGGATGGGTTGCCATTGGTAGTCGGGGAAGCGACGGAAGTAGGCTGCGTTGTCGTTGAACTGACGGGTGTCGTAATGGAAGTCTACGGTGCGCAGCAAGGTGTTCGGGTCGAGGTAGGGGATGCGTTGGTTGAAGATGGTGGCGAGGAACATGGAGCGTGCCTGGTCTACGCTGTCAGCTTGCAACTGCATCTGCTCGGCCGTGAACTTGCCCATCTGCTTCATCTTGACAAGGTTGTTGGAGAGCGAGGTGTATTGTCCCATGAGATCTGAGGCAAAGCGATATTGCTGCCATAAGAATCCGTCCATGTCGGGTGCCGGACCGGAGAACTCGGTGCGCTTGCGTAACCAGTGCTGCGGATTGCGTAGGCGAAGCGTGGGGTAGGGGAAACGCGTGAGCGGACTGTCCTTCTCGCTATCCATCCAGTCGAGTGTGCCGGCTCCTGCAGCAATGTATTCGGGCGAGTTGCGGTCGTCGGTCTTGGGCTTGGCCGTGAGCCAATGGTTGAGCTGCCAGAGATAAATAGGGAAAACCTTCTCGTCATCGCTCTTGCGGGGCAGACGTATGCGGCGAGGACGGTCGGATGCCATCCGGCACAGATAGTACTGGTCTTCGATGGGCAGCGACTCGTCAGGACCTTTCACTATATCTACTTCGGCAAGCAGGAAGAAACAAGCTATCTTCACGTTGCGCATGTCAAAGGGATGATAGCGGTCCACGCGCTGTATCTGCTCAAGCATGACGCGGGAGATTAGCTCAAGCTGCGTGGTGGTGCACTCGTTCCACGAACGGGGCATACGCAGGTCGATGCTTCGGGTATCGGGTGTGTTGAACATAAAACAATAAATTAATTAAACTTTCCGAGGACAAAGATAGGGGAAGTTATTTTGGTGGGGCGGACATCGAAAGCGGACAACGACGGGGAGGGAACAACGAATTTTGCTATTTGCACGAAAAAAATATAAGCCAACAGAATACACAAAAGAAACAGAAAAGAGTGCAAATTTTCTGTTAATTTCGAGTTTTCCATTGGCTTAAAAACAAATGTAAAAGCCGAGTGTTAGAGGGTGGCGTGTAGGGCGTTATAGTCCCATACCTTAGTGCAATCATCTTCGCATGGCTGCCAGTCGTCATCACAGAAGTAGAAGGCATAGGCTGCCTTGATTATCTCCTCTTCGTTCATCCAAGCACAAAGGTCGGCATACATAGAGTTGAAGGCGACATATTTGTCCCATGCGTTGACGTTAGCGTGAAACTTCATGCCCTTAGTCAGCTCGTCTACCTTGAGACGGGTCCAGTGTGCGCCTCCGTCGGTTGGCATACCCTCTTCATCGTACATGCCGCTATAGACGAGGGCGTTCACATCGTGGTTGGCCATCTTCTCAGAATAGTGCCGTCCGTAGAGAACGGCGTGCTGACGGCGCAGGATGTGCCAGTAGAGCTTAGGGTCGGTCTGCTCAAGCGCAAGGAGGTCGGTAGAGAGAGTCTCTACTGCTGCCCACATCTTCTTCTCGGTAGCCATACCATTGGCACGAGCCTGTTCAATCATCTGTTTGTAATTCATTTTGTTTGAGTTTTATATGTTTAACATGTGGGACAAATGCCCCGAAAATGTGGGACAATCAGACTTTTTTGCACAGAGACATGCAATATAGGAAAGAATGTCTGCGCCTCGGGCTTGCTTTCTGCCTTTGCCTCAATGGTCGAGGCGGTCGGTTGTGTGTCTTTCTTTTTCATATAGCTTTGTGAATTTTCGTTGAAGAATAAGCAGCAACAACACAAACCAGTTTGACAGATACGCCACCACAATAGCCGCCAGTGCCGATGTGTAGACATCTTGGCCGAGGTAGAGCAATGCCGACATTGTAACCCAAAAGGTGAAACACTGAGGGCACGATGCCACCTTGTCAACAACACGGGCAATGGCTTCGGCCAGTCCGAGGTGTTGGGCGAGCGTGGCGGCTATCATGGTGGCTATAGCTATCAGAACTATCATGGCCTTATGTAGTTACAAGGGTGAGCGTTACGGGGCAGTCGGAAACAAAAGTCTTGGAGCAGTTGCAGCACGATATGCGAGCAATGCCGTTCTGGACGGTTCCCACTGCTATGCTTACCGAATTGATGGCGGTGGCGCTGAACACGGGTATGGTGAAGTCTTGCGACACCACTTGTGAGCGTGTGCAGCACGAGCCGCAGTTGCAAGGGATGTAGTTTATTACGCCCTCAACGTGCACGACGATGATATACTGTGATGTGCCTACGTTGGCAATGCTCTTGACGGAGAACTTCGGAGCGAACACGGGAGTCTCGTCTACACAAGCCGGTGTGCAGAGCTGCTGTGTGATGTTGACATCATAATAGGGTGCGGCGGCGGTTGCACCTGCCGCAAGTGTGGCTATGATGATAGCCGGAATGGTACGTTTGTTCATAATCGTTTTTGTTTTATTATAGCGACGATGCTTGCCGCCGCTTGGTTTGTTACTCTGTTCAATGTTTTACCTGATAGCCTTGCGTCTGCTCTACGGGAAGGTTCTTGTCAAGAAGATCGGCAAGCTCGTTGAGGTCTTCCTCCTCAAACGTCACCATGCCTTCGAGCACCGACAGCGGTCCGTTACCTCGCATCTTCTCCACTATGTCGTGTGCCATCTGCGGTATGCTCTCTTCGGGTATCTGACCGAAATATCGGGCAAGCATAGGTGCGACGAGCGAGTTGACGATGGGCTGAATGAGTGGTTCGATGTCCTTCTGTAGGGCATAGTTGCCACTGACAATGCCTAACGAGCTGATGGTGGCTTGCAGAGACTGAAGCATAGGTAGGCGCATGAGGTTGCCTGCAGCTATCTGCGAAATGGCGGGTCGTGCCCATTCGGACACGACTGCCGCCAAGATCTGTGAGTTTTTGTATTCCATATATATAACTGGATTACGTCATTCTCTTACTGATTGCATCCGCAACCGCAACCGCAACCGGTCTGGCATACGTTGGTTGAAGGGATGAACAGCTTGGTTACGCTCGACAACGATGCCACCTGCGACTTGAGCACGTCGATGCTGGCGTTAGCAGCCGCATTGTAAGCCATCTGCTGTGCGTTGACGGCTTGCTGCGCATCCTTGTTTGCATCCACTTTGTCTTCCACACGGCGCAACTTCGCGTCGAGATACTGTGTCACTTCCACGAGCTTCTTGTCGGTGTAGTTCTCGCTCTTCTGAATGGCGAGTTCGGTCTTCAGAGTGCTGTTCTCCTGGATAAGGTTAGTCTCACTCTTAGTTACGAAACGCGCGTCAGGGTCGGTAGGATTGGCGGTCATGCCGTTGTTTCTACCCATGCCCAGAAGCGAGGCGCTGCCTCCCAATAGGCTCGTTGCCAAGCCTGCGATGCCGAGACCCAAGGCTGTGTTGCCGAGTCCCTTGCTGGCAACATCATAGTTGCCGTCATTAGTTTTAATCTGCATAGTTGTTTGTGTTTGGTTGGTTTCGTTCATTATTGAACTTATTGCAAAGGTATGGGAGAAAGTGGTGGGGGCGAAGAGTTTCTTATTAAGTGTTCTTGCTATGGGATAACATATAATTTCGGCTAATACTAAAATTAAAAAGCCTCACGCTGCTAACGTGAGGCTCGGTTCATTATAAGAAAATCTAATGACTATCAAGGTGGCGGTGTGAACTTCCCTTGCGACTCTTCGGCTACGGAAATGTATGGCACTACCTCGTCGCGGATGATGTCGAGGAAGAGTTGTGCAGCTCGCTTCTTAGGTACGTCCTGCATACAGTGGGCGTTGCTCATCAACTGCTGTTCGAGTCCGACGATGGGACGCGCCACAAGGGTAGGGTGGTTGCGCAGGTAGAGCTTAGGCATGAAGGTTATATACTTGGTTTCTTCCACCGAGGCAAGGGCTTCGTCGGGGTCGCTGATGATGCACTTAATGTTGAGCTTATATAGGTCGCGCTGTATGTATTGATGAAAAGTCTCAATGGCACGTTCGCCTATGTCGGGCATGATGATTGGGTGCTTCAGAATGTCCTCATACGACACCTTTGAGAGCGAGGCAAGCGGATGGGTGTCGCGCATGACAGCATACACATTAAAAGGAATGCAGGGGCGCGACTCTATCCCTTCGTGGCGGTATGCCATATTCATTGTGAACGCAAGGTCTAACATGTGCGCCCTTAGCGATTGGTTGAGGATGTAGGCTTTAGTAAAGTCGGCATTGATACGCACGTTAGGGTATCTCTCCATGAATATCAATGCTGCCATACGGACGTACGGAGCAATAAACGAACCTACGCCTATACGCAGTTCGCCCGTCATGCAGTTGTTGAGGGCATAGATTTGCTCTTTGCAGTCCTCGGTCTGCTTCAGTATTTCTTTGGCACGAGGCAACAGGGCTTCGCCGCTTTCGGTGAGCATAATGCCGTGTGATGTGCGGATAAGCAATTTGCAGCCCAACTCGTCCTCCAGGGCACGAATGTGCTGGCTTACCGCCGACTGGGTGACGCAACAACGTGTGGCTGCCATACTAAATAACTTGGTTTCAGCTACGTTTACAAACGAACGCAAATGTCTTAGTTCCATAAATCCTATAAGTTTTAGTTATACTACGCTTACAACATAACGTAATCAAAAAATCTTTTCTAATTGCAAAATTACAGGTCTTTATCTGATTTGGTTTCGTTTTGGTATTAGAAATGCTAATTTTGGTATTATTTTATCAGTTTACTAATATGTATATAATAAAAAATCCCTGCATCAATACCTTTTATATAAAGGATTGATGCAGGGAATTTGTCGTATGATGAAAAACCTTCCTCGTATGAGCGATTATTTCTTGCTCTTCTTTGCCGTTGCGCCTTCCTCTTCGTCACTTGTGCTGAAGAAAGAAGAATCGGCATCGTCGAGCTGCTGGGGGGCGATATTGCTTTCGCTCTGAGTGTCAATATCGCTTACCCTTTTTTTGAAACAAGAAGCGAGTCCCAACCGCCGGTCTCAGGCTCGGTAATCTCGTAGCGGCCGTATGCTGTAGGCTGGAGAGTTCCGCTACAAACGACGCTACGTTCATCGTCAGGTTTCTTGCCCGTGTCGCCCTTGATGCCACCCGAAGCATACTCTACCTTATGCTGAGAATCGTACACGATGATACTCTTCTCACCATCCTGTAAGATGTAGCCAAGGTCGAGGTTGTTCAGAGCACGTGCCACTTCTGCCGACTCTGCGTTTACGCTTTCGAGTACATAGTCAATCGTCTGTTTATAACCGCCTCTTCGGCCAAGTGACTCAAAAGAGTGACCCTGGCTACTCTCCTTACACTCGAATTTGTAAAGACCCTTACCAGTGTTAAACGACTCAGAGGTCAATGCAGGGTAGATGTTCTTTTCGGCCTTCAAGGGAGCTTTAAGGTCTGCCTTATTGAAGACGTAGACATTGACACCAAGACCACCAAAGTTCTCAAGACATTCATTAGCTGCGAGAACGTCCTTAATCTCAGGACATGTTGCTGTTACTGCCATATTCTTATAAGTTTTTGTGTTGTGTTATCCGAAAAAAGAAATGGCGACGGTCACTGTTTTCCGTCAGGTCAAGCGACCGCCGCCGGGGATTTATAGAGACAAAAGAAACCGCCTCGCGGGATTAGCCGTTCTTCTTGAAGAAGGCTATCAAGCCCATGCTCATGCCAGTGGCAGTGAGCTGGATCTTCTTCTCGGTCGAACCATTGCTCCAGTTTACAAACTTGTAGTTGGTGCCGTCAGCTGCCTCAAGCGAGATAACCTGATTTACAGAAGTCACAATAGGATTCTTGTAGGGAGCACCATTCACCTTCACTGTTCCGTCGATGTTGCCCTCGTCCTGAGCGTTAGCCTTTGCGAGAGTAACAACGAGGTTAGAGTTGGTGTAATCACCAGCTACAAAGTCAGGGTTAGCGAGATTACCGTCCGACATTGCAAACGAGTGTGCGTAGGGCTCCTTCAGTCCGGCTCCCTGTATTGACTGAATTTGGAGTTGGATTTGGCGCAAATCTGTGTCCGTGCCGACCTTAACGCCCACATAAGTCTCGTTGCTAAGTGTATCTACACCGTAAACAAGGTTCTTCGGTACAGTGGCGTACATACGGTCACCTACACCAAAGTCAGAAACAGGACAGATTGTAACCTTTGACATGCCAGGCAAAACGAAGTTGCCACCTGCGTCATAATCAACCTTGTAGTTACCGTGATACTTGTTAGCATAGCCAGCTGCGATGTTATGAGCAGTGATTTCGTTCATATAGACAAGAGTCTTCTGCTTGCGCAAACGAGCGTCCCACTTCAGATACCAGTTGTAGAAGTTGTCGTAAGGTGTAGAGTCGTTGTTGTCCTGCGGAGCGTCGATAAGCTCGCAAGGAATGAGGTTGCCGTTAGCCTCAGAGATAATGCCAGCCTCGATGTCATGCTTGATGCAGGTGTGAATACCGTCATAGAGAGCCAATGCCTGATCGTGAGCAGGAACATTTTCCTTGCCATCGTCGAGCGAGATGTCGCCAAACCAGAAGTTAGCGGCAAGGTTGTCGGCGTAATTGCGAAGGATGGCTTCTACCGCTGCTGTTGACATCGGGTACTGACCCTGAGCGTCCGTACCGAATACTGTTTCACAATACGCATCAACAGAATCGGTAAAGTGATCCCAGGCAAGACGGGCGACAAGCGTGCGCTCAGTCAAAAATCCCGCCTGACTGTTTACTACTGAGTGAACGTCTTTACGACGGGTTGTGCCACCCTTGCGGAGAAGAATGTGGAAGGTACGCTTAAACTGCATACCGCTGATAATGTCGATACCAAGACGGTCGGTCTCTGCGGGATCGGTATAACCAATACCCATGAGGATTTCCTTAGAAACCTGCTCGGCTACATGCTGAAGCGCATCCTTACCGATAAAGTTGTTTGGAAGTGTTGCCATAATTGTTTGTGTTTTTGTGTTGTTGTTGTGTTGTCTGTTTTTGTGTTGGTTGAGAGCTGATGTAGGGAAATACTATTCCTCACCACGCTTGAAGCGTTCAAAGGCTTCTCTGCGTTCGACGTTAGTCTTGTACTGACTGGGGTCGAATGTGCGCAACTGCCGGGTCTTCACTCCCTCGCCATTGTTCTCAGGAGCATTGCCAGCGTTCTGCTCTGCGCCAGCATCGTGCGTCAGCTCGTCAATCTGAGCCTGTTTGTCGGCAAGCGACTGCTCGGCTGTGGCGAGTGCATCCTTTGCGCCCTGAAGGTTTGCCTCGGTCTCAGTCTTAGCGGCTGTGAGGTCGGCAATCTCTTTGTCCTTTGCCACGGTGAGAGCTTTCAGCTCGTCGTCCTTCTCGGCAAGAGCCTCGGTGTGCTGTGCGTTAAGGTCGCTCAGTTCTTTACTGTGAGCCTCCTTAGCTTCGGCGAGTGCGGTCTCCGCGACTTCCTTTGCTTCGTTGGCTGCGTTTACTTGAGCGGAGAGTTCATCGAACTTGCCCTGCAATTCCGCGAGAGCGTTCTCCGCTGTGGTGGCTTTCTGCTCGGCATCAGTCACCTTCTGCTCAGCTTCCTTCATGTGGGCTTCAAGGTTGTCAAGAAGCGAGGCGTTCATATACGCGCCCTCTTCCGTAACGGCAATCTCGCCAGCCTGCAGTCCGCAAGCAGAGCAAATCAATGGGTAATTCTCCATGTTTATATTTGTGTTTGTGTTGGTTGCTGTGGGTTTCTCTGGTTCCGGCTCATTCTCCGGCTCGTTCTGTGGCTCAACCGTCTGCTCACGGTTAATAAGTTCGGCTCTACCATCATAAAGTTCAAAGGCGTGTTGCACCACTCCCATGAATGATGACTGACCATCCATCAAAATGCCCTTCACGTCCTCGGCATTGAACACCTTGCCATGCAGATGCTCGTCGGTAGCATTAGGGCAAGCCTTCTTTACATCGGCACGAAACTCAACGCCAAGATCGGCAAGTTCCTTGATAAGTTCCTTGTCATCATCCTTATTAGCGATGTCGCGATAAGCCTTGTTCTTGTCGAATGACTTAGGGTCATAAAGCTCGTGATAAGTTTCATCGGTAAACTGATTTACCGTGCCATCGGCAAGAGTATAAAACGCTGCCATTACACCGATGCAACCAACCTGGTCTTTCGGATTCATGTAATAGCGTTCGTCGCAAAGCGAAGCGAGGTACATACCAGCCGAAGCGCAAAGGCCATCAACCAGGGCAATGACCTTCTGACCCTTTGAGTGGGCATAGTCGATAGCAAGAGCATAATCGTTCTTTGCCCAAGCAGAACCGCCAGGAGTGTTGATGATGAAAACGTGACCGCGACAAAGAGGATGATCGACTGCTCGCATCATCATGTCGCGATGGTCTATTGAACCATACGAACAATAGCCGCCGTTGCGAGTGATAGGGCCGTCAACAGTAAGAACCGAAACGAAAGGAAACGTCTGCGCATCCTCGTCATCAGCAGGGAGGCCCAGACACCAGTTGCCTCTCACCTGCTTGCCGTCCTCTGAAATCTGATATTCCTCTGGATAGTAGGTATTGCCCTCGGCATCATTTGCTGTGACATATCCGCAATTCTTCTCCGGCTTGCTGAAGGCCGCATGAGTGTTTAGATTGTGCTCAAGCGACTTGCGAATACCATGTACGAAGTCGGGACTGACCATCCACTTCTTTTCGGTAAGTATTTCAAATAAGCCTTTCATTAGTAAAATCTGTGTTTTGTGTTGTTATCCTGAAAAATCAATCTTTTTGCCGACTGACTATGTTGCGGAGAAGGGACTCGAACCCTCGACCTCTTGGTTATGAGCCAAGTGAGCTACCAACTGCTACCACTCCGCTGTGTTATCCATGTGCAAAATTAAAGACCGTGGTTTTTAACATTAGGACAAAAAAAGCCGCCATTCTCACGAATAGCGGCTCTAAACAGTATAATATAATGTATCAGAAAAATGGTTGCATAGCTTTACTCTCGAAGCGTGATGGGTATAGGCTCCGACAGGGCTTGAGTGGTGGCTGTGACGGTTCGCGACAAATCAGTCTGGCTGTGGTCCGTGGTGCCACCAATACCGAATGTATGGGGTAAGGTATAGCACAACAGCAACGAACCGTCCATCTTGCGCAATACCACAAGATACTCCTTATCACGCATATTTCGGTACGCTTCAGCCACATTTTCGCCTCCATTTGCCACATTAGCACTAATATCATAGGTATATATAGTGCCATTGCCCTGTTTGGTGAACGTCATCTTCACTTTAAGATTCTCTACAATAACATAGTTTTCGCCACTCGTAGCCAAGCGCAAAGTTGGCTCGGCAGGCAGACTACAATTATTAATATATAACACTCGTGCCATACTGAACGGCACAGGGATAACACACTCTTCCCTTGGATAAAACATCACATCGGTAATGCCTTCGAGGAACAATTCTTTGCATTTATCGGGCAATTCCATTTACTTTTTCAAAAAGGGTTGTTTTTTAACTTAATTTACAAAATCATTTAACAGTTATTTACGTAGAAACGCTATTCCCATTCTATCCTCTCGAACGAGACTGTGCGCTCGCTCTCGTCTATGAACTGCATATCAGCACAAGAATAAGCCTTAAAATTCTTGTTCTCTGTAGCAAACCAACGATCAATGACACGTCTCATATTACTTTTCTCTTGCTCGGTAGGGTCAATGCCGTAACGCATTAGGAAGCGTTCAAGCATAGCTACGTGCTTACGACAGATAATACGATTGTTGGAGGTGCAATAGTCAAAAGTAGACATGGCCCACTCTATAAGGCTGCGCTTAAATTCATTGTTAAGCGCAGCTTTGAGCTGCCATACACCTTCCTTAGTGAGATTCCACGTCGATGTAACTTGCTTTACGACATCAACAACCTCTACTTCGTAGGGTAAACGAATGCAGAGATAGTCCATGTCTTCGCTTTTATTGTAGTCACGAAAGCCGAAAATACGTTGCACTTCGTCAAAAGAAAGATAGTTTTGATTATCACGAATCAATATTGAAGCTCCACCATTGGGATGCCGCCCTGCCATCATGTTACGCCATTGCTGGTGCGAAAAACATTGAGGATCAAGCGAACGAGATAGTTCCGTTGTATTCGTAAGATAATGACGGAGGATAAAATGCTCATGCGTATAGACACTAAACACCAACGGCTCGTCCTTGGCAAGCACGTGCTTGGGGTCGCGATTGCGGAAAAACTGGCAGCGACTCGTAGGTAGGCGAAGGTAAATATTAGGCATAACGGTTATTATTTTGGTTTGGGCCGTTTGAAATGGCTCATAATTAAATCAGTGGCATTGAAGCTAAAGCGCAATGCAGCATCGGTCATGCTGTTAGACTGCATTTTGCCAGTCACTTTTTCTATCCTCTCAATGTCGTTTCTACTAAGACGAAGGCAGAGCTGCGCAAGGTCGATATAGCAACCTCCCGACTCGGTATGAGCGATAACGCTCATGTCGAACTTCTCACTACGACCAAAGAACTGATTCAGGCCTTCTATGAGGTCTGCTTCAGTGTAGACTTGCGCAGCCGGATGCAGTTTGCGATACTTGTCGGTATATGTCTTCAGTCGCTTCTCAAGATAATCATTGATGGAGTCGGAGTAGTCGAAGTAGAGCTGAGCTTCGGGCGAATCAGCATCGCCACGTCGGGCAGACTTAAAGAATCCTCTTAATTGAGTAAGAACCTGCAGTACCGCATCAAACTGATTAAACTCAATGCTGCCATCAAACACCTCCCGCATATCAGCTTTCACGTCGGTAACAATACTCTCAAGCATATCGGCGAGGAACGTAACCTTATCAAGATTGGCTGCCATGCGATCAACACGCTCACGCATACCGTCCTTCTTGTAATCAACGTAGTACTTCAGTAGGGTGCCGAACGAAAGAAAATCATAGCTAACCTCTGAATGTAGATTTGTCTGCACGATGGAGGCATACATGGTGTCCGCCAACTTGCGGTCATGTTGCTGGATGGTACGCATAAGGTTCAGCATTTCGCTTGAACCCGGACGCAAACGCTCAGCCGACTTCACAAGACGATTACGCTTCTCAACGGCTTCGCTATAATCCGGATTATGAAAAAGCACGTCCAGTGTCTCAGCATACTTGCTCGAAGGCACATCACGGAAGTTGAAAGAGTAGATGGTGGGCTGACTGCGCACCAGTTCTTCTCGCGCTTTGATAGGATTTGATTTAGCCATAATTTATGCTATTTATCATAAGGTCGATTATTTGTTATTTTCCGGTATAGCCATATCCGTGTTCTCCGCGTGATGTTTTGCGCAGATCAGTCACTTCAACAAACTCTAACGACTCGGTACGTTCCAAGCAAAGCTGGCAAACTTTGTCGCCAACTTTATAGCGGGGCATGTTGGGCATGACATGATAGAATACCACAAAGATTTCTCCCGTGTAAATCTCGTCAATCGTACCTTGAGAATTGGAGAGCACCATACCTGTCTTCCACACCGAAGACCGAGAACGAATATTGAAGCTACGTATATTGTAGCCATCAAAATCATTTGTAGGCTGTAAAGCAAAGCCCAACCCGTATTTCCATACATTTGGAGCAACCTCAGTTTCGCTTACAGCAACGCAGTCGTAACAAAAGTCGGCTTCATGTCCAACTGCCTTTACTGGTATTTGCGCCTTTTCGTCAAGTTTCTTAAATAGTATCTTCATTGTTAATCAATAGTTAAATGTCAAACACCGCAAAGTATTGGCGCATACGCTCAAGGATGATGTTGCGTATCTTCTCGCCAACAATCTTTGCATTGGGATGCGGTGTGCCGGTCTTGCCATGATAGCGCAAGTCAAGAATATGCTTCCAGTCGGCAATAGTGTATGTATATGCCACAACGGTATAGGTGTCAAGAGGCAGAACACCTCGTGCATCCTGCGGCTTCAATCCCGCCTTCAGCAGTCGGTTGTAGCCCCACTCGCATACTCGGCATACAAAGCCATACACCATGCGCTGCCATCGTGTGCCTTCATCATACCAATGCGGACGTGCTATCTGCACGCCACCCTTCTTCTCTAAATTGCAATAGCGTGTGCTCTGCTCGGCTATGCTGTTAGGCGATGTGCGGTTAAGCTCGCGCGATGTGCTTATCTGCGTGGTTACTACCAGCGTCATGCGGATAATGGAGAATGCCTCCTCACACTCGTACTTCTGAGCCTTCTCAATAAACTCGTCTTCGCTGACACCATACGGACTAAGCGCGTCCATAAGATTCTTGTTCTCAAGCATGAACTGCATGTTAGTGCTGATCCATACCTTATGGTTCTTTGTGGCATAGTCGATATAGGGCGAAGCATTCAGATACGCCCAGATGTAGTTAAGAAGTCCCTTTTCGTTAGGCATGAAGAAGTAGACGATGCCGTGGCGATACATCGAGCAATGTCCGCTTTCCCAAAAGCCCTTGCAGCGTTCCTCGTCGCGCTTCTGAATGAACGCTTCCACTTCATCTTCGGTCATTCCTTCTTCTGGCTGCTTGCCCTTAGCCTTATAGCATATTCTGCCCACCCTTGCTATATGTTGCGCAAGAGTGGTCTGCGGCCACCATTCTGCTCGTGGTTCGGTAAATTTCATTACTTATGAATTTTAGTTTATTGTTTAAAAGATAGTGCATTTTCATTGCCACAATCTTTATTCAATCATATAACTCAACTGCAATACTTTATCAAACAGCTTACTGGGTGAGTCGTTGTTGAAGATTACTGCATCGTAGAACAACAAAGGCAGGAGCTTGCGCTGCTTGTCGCGTGCCATGCGTTCAGGAGTAACGCCTCGGCGAAGACGTGTACGTTCATGTGCCGAAACGCAAATCTTGAACAACTCTATATCAGGAAACTTCTTGCAAAGCGACTTCAGACCGTCTTCGTCAATGACGTAAATAGCCTTGTCGCCCACCTGCTCTACGGTGGTCCAATACTCATAACCACCATATTGTGTATATGCAAGCATCTTATCGTGCGGCACATCACACTTCTCTACAAAATGATGTTCCACGCCTTCAATCTCGCCTTCACGCTTCGGGCGAGTGGTATAAGAACACAACACTTTATAGCCGCCCAAGTCGGACAGCATCCGAGCCACAGTGTCCTTTCCTGCACCACTCGGACCGGTAATTGTTATTAGTTTCATATATCGTTTTATTGAAATTTTTCACTTAAAATAATCAATGAAAAAGAAGTAAATATAAAATGAAGAATCATAGAACACGAATAGAACACGAATAGGACTCGCATAGGACTCGCATAGAAGGTGTTTTAAGGCAAAATTCCTTTCTGTTTACTGTGTCTGATAAATCTCTCTGAGATCATCATCCGTCAGCTCTATATTACTTTGCTTACACATCCAGAAGAACGTCTCTGCTCTCACTCGACTGTTGGCAAAACCTGCCCAACGGCTACTGAAGTCGCTGTCTTTATGTCCGTGTGACGCTTTGGCGGGACGAAAACGTGAAACCCTCTTCCACATATCATATCCATACAAAGCCGACACATCGTGCAATGCCATTCCGCATCTTACCCATTCGTCATAACATCCCATAATGTCAACGCCACACGCCTCTATCTTGCTGACCAGTCGTGAAGCCTTCAGATAGATAATGTCACAACTGTCAGGACCCTTGCTGTACCTGCCCGGCTGATGCCGGTGTGATGTGTCTGTCAGCAAGATTTGTGTCTCTCCCGCATCCAGACCTTTATATGGAATGGCTTTTTCGTTTATATATATATGCTCAGGGTCGTCCCATGAGGCGAAGCGCACACGTCCGATGTTGCTGCATGCCTTGTCGAGCGTGATGCCTAACGCTGCATATTCCTGCCTCAGAGCCTTAAACTGAGCCTTATGCTGTTCAGGGTAAGCCAAACGCACCAAGCCGAAATAGCCAGTACCTGAACAGGAACGCATGAGCAATGCCACCTCAGGACGAAAACGGCAAACCTTTCGGATATTGTCAAAGCAGGTAATCTGCTGATTGTCGTCCAAGTCAATGTCGATGGCAAGCCAGCCTGTGTGCTGCTTCAGATGTGTTTCGCGACGGCTGACTACATCACGATAGGTACGTCCGTTCTTGTCAATGCAGTCATCCTCCCAGAGTTCAAACAGTCCACTAAGGGTAGCACCGGGCAACATCTTCTTCGTCTCGATGTATTCCGGCATCTTCTTCGCCTTGCTGCCTAATTCCTGACGCATGGCACGCAGCCGCTGTACATACGGCTTCCATCTGTCCGTCAGACAAAACTCACGGATAGTCATCTGCTGTATGCACTCGCCCGTCTCACGGTCAACAAACTTACCCTTGTTGTCGGTGGACGACTCGTATATTGAGCAAATTTCATCAAACATATTGTTGGCTTAAACGAATGTCAGTATTGTTACCACTGCAAAATTAAGAATAAAAATAAACATAACCAATTCTTACGTTCGTTTATCTAAGTTTCTATACGTTTTTTAACTTTCCAAGACTATTGTGCAAACTTGCACTTCAGACTCCTCAAGAGTGCAAAACCGAAATCAAATGTGCATACTTTAAGAAAGCAAGCCGAACGTCCTTACTCCAAGAGTGCAAAACACATTCTGAATGTGCAAGGCAAATGTATGCTTTGAGCAAGCTTTGTGCTAACCAAAATCCTACTTATCTTCCAAATTTTCAATTAGTTATATTCTAAAAGTGCAAAAAATTAATTATTTTTTATAGATATAAGGGTGCGTAAGGAAAAAATATATAAGAAAATACATCGTATTTCCCCATAAATCCACCATTTTCTGCCGAGCTGCCCCTTTCTCATATATTCATAACCTGTTGAGAGTGTATTAGTTACGCCATAGGCGTTAATGCTACTAACCTTTAATTTGAGGTTAGGGGATTTTGAAAATGGGGAAGAAAAGAAATGGTCGGAAAATAAAGTATATAGTAGAGGATTCCTACGTATTTATGCACTTTTGACGTATATGACATGTTGAAAGTGCAAAGTATCAATGAGTTACAGATGTGCAAGGTTTGCACTTTTAATTCGGGAATAATGCACATACGAAAAGACCGTCTCGCTATCTTAACGAAACGGTCTTAACAATTTTAACATTTGACAATTTATTAACCTATGACTTATTCTTCATAAAGCGGTCGGCTTTTGTCATGCTGTCATAAAGCTTGCCACGGCCATACATATCAATCTTGGCTTCGATAGGTTGCTCCAAACGTTGCAGGAGCGTGTTTACGGCTTGCAGAAGGGCTACGTTGGTGTTAGCTTGGTAAGACACCATTTCATCGCTTACAGAAGCTCCTGCGGCTACTGTAGGGCTTGTTTCGGCTATATTGCCAGCGTCGTAGGCGCGACGACCTGAATAGTCGCGGTCGTAATTGACGAGAGCCTTCAGTAATTGTGGGTTGTTCATCATCATTGCCTGGGTTGTCTCACGTCCGATTACCAACTCTGGGCCATTCTCGGCTACCAGGGACGGATGGCCGTTGATGGTGGTGGCGGTAGGACGTGTAAGGAGGTTTACGCCGTCGTGTGGCTTATTGTCCTCGGTTGCCCAATAAAGACTACCATCGTTGCCGACGAACGGACGGAGGTCTTGCACGTTGCCGGAGTCGTAGGTGAGCATGCCGGAAACAACCTTAGTATTCTTACCCTTGGCTGTCTCGTTTTTAGAATTGTCGCTGCCACCTATCTTGCTGATAGCGAAACCAAGCAAGCCCATGAGAGTTGCCATCATTGCGGCGTAAGCGATGGGACCGGCGATAGGCCCGAGCGTGCTGACACACCAACCGAAGATACCCGCAGAACGAAGAGCTGCCATTGCCTCTTGGTGAGCCACCTCAAGTTGTTCCTCTGTCTGGTTATTTACCGTCTTTGTCGTAAGCAAAGCCACTCCAGTGGCAGCCTCCCCCTCTACTTTTGCTGTACCAAACGCCTGCTGCATAAGGAGCAACTGCGTATAGTGAGCCGTGGTCTGCGCACGGTCTATCTGCTGCTGACTAATCATCTGAAGGGTATTGGTGGCAAACGATTTTATCATCTGCTTTAAGGCTGTCTTCAATGCCTTGCGTCCTTCGGCTGCGTCCTCGGTCATAGTGGCAAAAGCATCGCCTACCGACTCGCCGAAGGTTTGCAACGGTCCCATGAAGGTAAGGAGTGAATTATACTGCTCAAACATATCTCCCGAGAGCTTCTTGGCATAGTTAGCCTGTTCCGTCATTATTGACTTTCGGGCATCAGCAAGTTGCTGCTCGGTGGCGTTGTGCTCTTCGAGGAACGTATAATACTGCTGAGCAAATTCCATGCGTGCCTTCATCAGTTTTAGTTCTGGGTCCGAAGCCGATACCGACACCATACCCATACGCTGACCGGCATTGCGATAGCTACCCTTGATAGCCACCTCTTGCTCGGCACCAGGCAGAGCTTTCTGGTATTCCTTATAATAATCAGTCTTAGACCAACCGTAATCATTCAGTTTCTTACGCTCGTCGTCTCCCTTTTTGCTTGCAGACTCGTATTCGTCGTTGTATTGGATAAGCTTCTGATAAAGCAAACGCATATCCTCTTCCGGAGCATCAAGCAGAGAAAGGAACTGCATAGGCATATCCTCATAATTCTCACCAAAAAGAAGTTTAAGTAGCGCATCCTTTTCGCCACCTGTCTGAAAGACACCAACAATATTGTTACGCGCTTTTTCCAAAACCTTTATGATAGCATCCCTATCCCTGTCAATTTCATCTATATCTATATCGACAAATCCAGTTTTTGCCAATCCGAGAAACGAGTTTTGCTGTACTATACCCGTATAATCGTGTTCCAAAAGTTCCTTGCGTCGCTGTTCTGCCTGTTTTTGGTCTATAGTTGCTTGCTTGTCTTCACTCTTTGATTCCTCAAGCCAAAGGCGATCAAGATATGCACGGTCGCGCTCGTCAGATTTCAAATCAACCATCTGACCTTTCTTAATCTTTGGCATTTGTTTGAGAAGGTCGGTACGCAACTTCATTACATCTGTAGACTGGATTGCGTCCTTCAACATTCTTGACTGTGACTGCCCATATTCATCGTCCTTCTCTTTGAGGTCTTTATCCATTGAAGCCTTGAAGTCATCCCATGCTTTAGTGCCGAGAACAAGCGACTGTTTGGCGGCTGCAAGAGCTGCATTTAGTCGATTTTCAATCTTTGACACAGCATAGTCCTGCAAATCTTTTTCAACACCATCTTCAGTCATCTTTTCAATCATGGCTGTTTTCTGGCGCTCATAGAAATTATTTATCTTAGTGATAAATTCTGAGATATTGGCGCGAGAATCGTCTTCGGGGGCTTCGGCGTTGCCTCCGCCACCGCCACCAACCTTTTTACCTTTCCCGCCAACCTTCTTGCCTTTAACAACAAGTTTGGCTCCAAATTTTTTATACAACGCATCTTCTTGTGCAATAATATCATTGTATTCTTGTTGAGCCTTGTCACGCTCTCGCTTTGCTGCTGCTTTTTGTCCTGCTTGTCCGATGGCTCCCTGCGCCTGACGGCCCATCATTGCACCACTTGAGGTTACCGGTCCAGTAGGAATATCGACATTGGTATTGGCATACGCATCCTCCTTCTGCTGAAGTTTAAGAATAGCATCAACTTTTTTACGTCCAAGTTCAGCAAGTTTAGCGCGAGCGCCTTCCAGTTCGTAATAATCCTGCAAACGCTTAAAGTTTTCCTCCCAAGCCTTCGTGTTCTCTTGAACAGCGCCAGTTTCTGAGTTGATTTTTGCATTAAGATTAGGGATAGCGCCATTCAGTTTGTTCATGGCTTCAAGACGAAGATCCATTGATGCGGAAGTGTCATTCATTACACGATGTAAACGCTTCAAAGACTCCTGCTCTTCCATAGCTCTACGCTGGCCTTCCTCATGCACCTCATTGAGCACTCGCTGTCCTGCTGACACTTGTTTTAGTGAAGCCGTCCACTGGGCAAGTTTCACAACAAGGACACCGGCAAGACCAATAAGACCACCCATCACGCTCATTTGTCCTACGAAAGACAGTTTCTTGAAGGACGAATACATAACATTCCAGGCGTTTGCAAGAGACATCGTTTTGCCAGTCAATCCAGTTGTAAGTTCGGCCAACTTAGCAAAGGCTCCTGCCACTCCTGCCGTACTCAACATCGTAATAAGCGTTGGCAACATACCGAGGAACATCTTCATGGCAGCCATAAGCAACGTGATAAGTATACGCACTTCGGTCATAAACGTAATGTTATGAACGAGAGCATCCACCATCTCATACCATGCCTTAGCCAAATCGCGCACTGGACCGCTTGCAGCATCTGCCGAAACGAACTGCTTCTCAAAAAGGTTAGCAGCTCGCTCCATATATGCAGCGGCGGTCTCCTGCTGCATTTCATATTCCACGGTTACAGCCGAACCTTCGCGAAAAGCCTTGTTTGACTCAGCAACAGCCTTATCAAGCATACCCACTTTTTCTGCCATCGTCACCATAACCTTAGTAAGACGAGCACCATCCTCAGAACCAAGATCCTTGAAGAGAGAGTTTAGTGCAAATACGTTGTCACTTTCGTGCATCTTATGGAATATGGTTTGAATGGCTTCCATACCCTTGCCTTCTTCAATCATCTTCTTCAACGAACCCTGCGCAATGCCGAGGTCTTTTTCTATTGAAGACGTTCCTTTGCGCAGCTCTACCACAAGTTTACCAAACGCAGTAGCAGCTACTTCGGGTTCAAGGGCCATTGAGTCAACAGCAGAACCAATAGCGAGAATGTCAGGTGTAGTAAGAGTGGCTGCATCACCAAGCGCAAGCAAACGGTTTGAAAAGTCAACGATTTTGCCCGAAGTGGCTGTAGATGTAGATGCCAGTCGGAAGATGGCAGAGCCAGTTCTCAGCATAGCATCTTCCACGCCATACTTATCTATAAGGCCCGACACCTCAGTAATCTTAGCAAGAGCCGTCAACGCTTCATCGCCCAAGTCCTCTTTCAACGCAACGTTCACCTGGTCGGCGGCACGAACGAAGCCAGCCAAATTTTTAGTCGTGATACCAAGCTTAGCTCCTGCATAGGCCAAGTTGTTTAGCTCTTCTATGCTTGTACGGGTATCAATCTTAGCCAACTCTTTTGACAAGTTGCCAACTTCTTCTTGTGTGCTAAGCGCAACCTTGCGGATATTGGTAAGCTGCTCTGCGAACTTAGCGTTCAAACGGAAAATAGCAAAGAGATATGTCTTGAGAATATTGAACGCTGAAAACAATCCGACGTATGCCGTGAGGTTATTCAGTGCTGTCTGCCATGACCTGCCCTGCTTGTTGGCTGCACCCGTCACTTTGTCGATGTTATTCTTCAGTTCTTTCATCGACTTCTGCTTGTCAGCAAACTCCTTGCTCTTGGTGTTGATTTGGTTCAGTTCCTCTTCAAGCTGCTTGTAGGCACGGCGCAGTTCATCGAGGGAGGCTTTACCCTTCTTGCTACGGGCGAGAATGTCGTTGAGAGCACTCTGCGACATACGGGTGCCCTTGAGGGTCTGTTCGAGCATGGAGTATTGGCGACGGAGCGTAGCCACATACTTGCTGCCGGCAGGAAGTTGCTGAATCTTCTGCTGTATCACTTCCATCGTGCGCTTGATGTCTTCGCCCGAAGCCTTGTTAGGCTCTGCCAACACCTGTTTCATCTGCTTCCAGCTCATTGATGCCTTTTGCGTCTTACCCGACACCGCCTCCAGTCGCTTCTCTATCTCCTGAAGGTCACGGTTGTAAGAATCAATCTCTCCAGTCTTGCCGATGGCTGTCTTGTCACGAGCTTCCGTAAGTGTTGCTTTAGCACGACGCAAATCCGAAGCAGAGGCATTGTCATCACTTACCGTTTGACGTGCCTCTGCCACGTTCATCTTGCCTTTGCGTCTGTCCTCCTCGGCTTCAAGTTGCTTCAATGTAGCAAGATTCTGCTGATACGACGCATCCGACTTCTCCAATGAAGCAACAAGGTCGCGCTGTTGCTTGATGGCTTTGTCGAGCCACTGGTCTGACTGGTTGGACACATTGCCTATACCCTTCTGAATATCAACAAACTGTCCGGAAATAGAGCCAAGACGTTGTTCTATCTCCTGCAAAGCCTTGTTGTATTGCTCTATTTTAAAAATTTTATTTGAATCGGTGTTATCACGCGCCTCAATAATAGACGCTTTCGCACGACGCAGTTCAGACGCATTAGAGTACTTATCATGTGCAACAGTCATTGCATAATCCTTATCCATCTTGCCCTTGCGTCTATCCTCCTCGGCTTCCAGCTGCTTCAGTATAGAGAGGTTTTTCTGATAGCCGGCATCCGACTTCTCCAAAGACCCTACAAGGTCACGCTGCTGTTTGATAGCCTTGTCGAGCCATTGGTCTGACTGGTTGGAGACATTCTTTAAACCATCGGCTATCTTGACATACTGACCCTCAAGCAGACGGACTTCATCGCCCACCTGCTTCATCTTCTTTCTTAGTTCATCGGCTTGCTCCAGTTCATCTTCCGACAGTTTCTGCAACTGACGGCGACCGTCGCCCAAAGCCTTGCGTAGGTTTTGAAGTGATGTGGACGTAAGATTCTGAAGGGCATGGTCCAGTCGTTCCGTGTCCTTAATAACATTCTCGTGTGCCGACTGCAAGGCATCATACACTTTCTCCAGTCCGGCTTTCTGCTCCTTAAAGTCGGGAGCGTTCTTATCAAAATTGTCTATTTCCTCTCTTACGGCCTTGGCTTTATCACGCAGAGCTTCAAGCACCTGGATAGCCGCCTTGCCATTCATAGAGAGGATTATTTCGGTCTTCAAATTTGCCATATCTGTTTTTGTGTTGTGTTAGTGTTTAGAATGTTGACTTGGCGTATTCGCCAAGTCCTTCCAGTGCATAGATAATTTCGATGCCACCTTGATAGCCGTAGAAGTCAGCAAGATAATTGCGATAACGGTCGCGCAATCTGCGTATGGTTCGCATGATGGCAGGACGGTGTGATTTACCTTGTTTGCGGTCCCACTTGCCGCGAATATATCGTTTGGCGTTCTTTGCCGGACGTGCTCGGTCTACGTCTTCCGCATAAACATGAATTTTGCCCGTCAAGCCTACACCAAGGTCAACATATCGCAAATAGTCGTTATAGCGAATACCCACCGTGAGCAATCCTTTTTGGTCGTCGGCTTGATAGATGTGTCCTTCAAACGACTTTGCGCCCTCTCCGGTAGACCACCACATGCCATGCTTCTTGCGGTATTGATTGATTTCCTCATAGCCCTTATAAACCTCAGTTGGATAAATACGCTGCGCTTGCATATTCTTCTCAAGGTCCATAAGAGTCTGGTCGAGATACAGCGGAGCTACCCGCGACAGAGGTGCAAAAGGTTTTTGTACGGGAGAAATGAAACGTGCCATGCCCTACCCTCCTATCCTTTTAAGTCCTCTCTCGGCACGATATACTTTCCGTTGCTGCCACACGCAAAATTGTAGAGCGGTTGCAGGCTCTTCCAGTCCATGCCCACCACGAGCCATCGTCCGGCATAGATGTCGCCCACCATACCGAAGGAGATGCTGCTGGTGTCGATGCTTTGCAGCTCTGCCATCACTACGGCATCATCGGCAAACGACCGCTTTGTGACGGGGCAGCGGCCTGTGCGCTTCACCTCAAGAAGCCACGACACGAGGTCTTTACAATAATCCTTCAGACTTTCGGCTGTCTGTTCCATCTTGCGACCGTCGTAACGGCCAAGGGTCTGCGGTGTGTCTTTTACTTTAGCGAGAAACCACACCTGCTGAGAGACAGATGCCTTCTTTGCGTCAACGAGTTCACCAGTGGTAATGATGCTGTATAGCATACACGGCGAGTGAACGATGTTGGCGTTTCGGGAAAAAATGTTCTCAAGGTCGATGTAGCGGATGCGAAAGAAGCTCTGGTCTTCGAGGCGTTCGCTCTCGGGTTTGTGAGATAGGGGCTTGTAGATGGAAGCCCAATGCTCAAGGATATTGCTTATTGTCATAGTACTGCTGATTTTATATTAAAAAACTACAGAGGACACAGAGAGCACAGATCTTTTTTGCTCATGTAGATGTTTATGGAAAACAAGGGAGGCAGATGTTCTTATCAATGAATACATCTGTGTTCTCAGTGTCCTCTGTAGTTGTTTACTCTTTCGCTGTTTCCTCCGAAGTTTCCTTCTCCTCCTTATCTTTCATCAGCTCTTTCAGCTTCACGTTGAAGTGTCGCTCGGTCTTGTCTGCCACAATCTTTTGAAGCACTCTTGCCCAAGCCGCTCCGTTGCATGTGCTCTCGTTTTCGAGAATAGAGACGAACTGCACCAGGCAGTACATGGCGGTGAGTTGGTTGGCGAGGTGAGTGTTCATGTAGCCGAGAATGTTGCGGTCAAGATACGAGGCAAGGCAGATGCACATGATAAGCACGGAGAAGGTCCACACCATCTTTGCCATCTTCTTGGAGCGCAGCTTACCGTCCATTTTGCACTTCGGGTTGCGCTTTATCTCCTCGCGGTATTTTTGATAGATACGACGGTTGCACCGCCATGCCGTATAGCAGTCGATGATAAGGGCGAAGAAGCACACGGTGATAAAATTGATTGAGGGTTCGATGTGAACCCACAGCAAGCCGAGCACTGCGGCAATGGCTCGCGAGACATAAAAAGGATTGTTCATGTTTTGTGTTGTGTTTTGTGTTGTTGTTGTCCTGAATTTTATGTCACAAATTTACTGATAAACTGCTACGCATAGCGGACATGGTGGGGTACGGGGAGATTGAGCATGTCCGTATGGGGGAGGAGGAATATCGTAACTTTAGGGCAGAAAACAAAAAACAGACGTACAGCAAACACCTAAGATATAAAGCCAACAGAACACACAGAAGAAACAGAAAATATTTCTTCCGCGTGTTGGCTAAAGCATCTTTTCTGTTCTTTCTGTGCTTTCTGTTGGCTAAACAAAGATGATATGTCAGGAATTACGCAAAACACGCTCGCCCGTATAGACAAGTGGTTGAGCTACGGCACATCCATTGAGAAGGCGTTTCCCAAGCTGGAGCAACGCTACCGTATGCAGGTGTGCTTTGAATTTTACAAACGATGGGAGCATAACAAGGATATTGACCCTCACACCGTGTGCCGCAATATTGCCCGGCGTGACTATGAGATATTCTTCAATCAAGCCGCCCAAGGCAACGAAGAGGCTCAGGCATTAATGCTTGCGCTGAAGATTTCGCTCGACGACGAGGGGAATATCCGTCCGCGTACTGTCACGGAGATTAGCAACGACGTGACGGTATGCAACCATCTTATAAGTTTCTTCCAGACGGATGACAGCCCGCGTCATAAAGCCATGTTCCTTTCATCGGCAGAATGGCTTATCCGCACGGGCAAGCAACAGAACAACGACCGTGCCGTGGCTAAGGGCATGGAAGCCTTAGCTAATGTGTATGGCAACTTCCAGGAGGAGCGCGACGCTACGGACGAGATGCCGGACATGAGCCACATTGCCATCACGCAGGACGTGAGCATCGTGAAGCGCGACCGTGTGAACTACACCGAGGAGGAGAAGCTACGCATGGCCCGCAAGTATGGTCTTACTACCAAGGACCTCCAGGAGATAGAGGACGACGAACTACTGAATGGGGAGAAACCGGAAGAGCCGGACTACTTCGAGTATATGGAGGAGAAGGAAGAGGAGGATGTGATTAGACACGGGTACATGAAAGAAAGCAAATTGACAAGTAATTCCGAGCCAACGGATGATACGGAATGAACGGAAAATATGAGAAATAGAGATGAAAATAGGACTCATAGACGTGGACGGACGACACGGCAAAAAGAAACGGGGAGCTACGATATACCCTAACGTGGCTCTCGGCAAGATTGCCCGTTGGCACACGATGCGGGGAGATGAAGTGGAATGGGCACAACCTACCGACCTTTTCGACAGGCATCATTACGATATACTGTATGCCAGCAAGGTTTTCAACTTTTCGCCCGACATCGACTTTCGGCAGTTCTCCTACGACCGACTGGAGAAGGGTGGCACTGGCTACGACATCTATAAGCGTCTTCCCGACGAGATAGACCGACTGCAACCGCTATACGAGTTGTTCCCATGGGTGCCAAAGGACCATGCCTACGGCAAACTGACCGAGGGCTGTCCCAACAAATGCTTTTGGTGTGTGGTGCCCAAGAAGGAGGGATTAATCCGTCCGTATATGGATATAAAGGAGATAGCCATCGAGGGTAGGACACACGTTGTACTGATGGACAACAATATACTTGCGACGGGCGACTATGCAAAGGAGCAGCTTCGGAAGATAATCGACCTCGGTCTGCATATCGACTTCAATCAGGCGATGGACGCACGGCTTGTCACTCCCGAATATGCAGAACTGTTGGGCAAAGTGAAATGGATAGACTCACGCATCCGCTTCGGTTGCGACACCACGGCACAGATAGAGGAATGTGAACGAGCCATGAAGCTAATCAATGATGCAGGATTCCGTGGCGAATACTTTCTCTATACCATGATAGGCGGAAAGAACGACTTCCGAGAATGTTACCACCGTCTGCATTACTGGTGGGAGCGACTACAACGCTTCCGCAAGAACCATGAAGGCAGAGCCGTGTATGCCTACGCACAACCATACCGCAACCCTACAAATCCAAACCACTCCATCCCCGAATGGCAGAAGGATATGGCCCGATGGTGCAACAAGCGAATGATATTCTGCACCACCAACTTCAAGGACTTCATGCCAAGAAAGGGATTCAAGTGTGAGGGGTATCTGAAGAAGTACGGAATATAAGTAACAACAATATTTTTAAGAATAGACATGAATATAGACATTACGCTTTCTGAAGCATTGGAGCGAGCTTCGGAAGGACTGCGAAAGAAGATGCTTCACTCAGTGGAGCTACTGCAAAAAGCAGAGAAGATCGGTCTGAACTATGATGCCGAGAATGGATATTACTTGGCGTTTAGTGGTGGAAAGGATTCTCAAGCTCTTTTCCACATGACTCAGTTGGCTGGAGTGAAATTCCGCGGTCACATGAATCTTACGAGCGTCGACCCACCCGAAGTGATACGTTTCGTAAAGAAGAACTATCCCGAGGTGGAACTGATAAAGCCGGGCAAATCCATCTTCCAGATTGCCGCAGAAAAGCAGATTCTGCCCACTATGCGTGTGCGTTGGTGTTGCAAGGAATACAAGGAAACGGCAGGTGCCGGCAAGGTCACGCTAATCGGCATACGCAAAGCAGAGAGTTCTCGAAGAGCCAAGCGCAACGAGGTGGAAATTAACAACCATAAGTTTAGCGGCAATCTTGATGGGTTGGACGAATACCGACAGGAGCTGAAGGCTAAACGTATGAAGCGAAAGTCGAAGGCGGACGGAGTGAACATCACCAATGCCGACGAGGAACAGACGTTAGGCTGCATACACGGCAAAGAGAGTCTGCTTATATCGCCCATCATCTATTGGACGGAAAAGGACGTGTGGGAGTTTCTTAACGATGTAGTGAAAGTTCCTCATTGCTCGCTCTACGACGATGGATGGCATCGCATAGGCTGCATCGGCTGCCCCATGAGTTCGCACAAGCAAAAGATGATAGAAAACGAACGCTATCCACATGTAAAACGAAACTGGATTAGGGCGATTAAGGCTATCCGAAACGGGGGGGTATTCAAAATAGAATACAGCTGGTGGAACATCCGCAAGGACTGGGTGGCTCTCAGAAACGTCAGAGGATTGCTCAGGACGCAGGCGGCTACATCAAGCATCCAGACCCGGGACACTGGACACAGCACGAATCTACGAACAGTCGGACAGAGGGGGGGGGAAAAATCCCAAGAATACGAGGAGCAGCAATGCCGACATTCCGCATCTGCAAACAATGGATGCGAACAAACGACAACTGGGAGACAAAACCGAGGTGTATGGAATCTCGCAGGGCGGGTTTTCATCCAGCTCCTCTTCTGACCGCTTGAAAGAGGAGCAAGAAAACGAAATAGCGGAGAATATCTACGACTGGTGGATTTCGGGCAAGTCATACAAGCAATGGTATGCCGAGAAATTCAAGCAGATGAAACTGGATTTTGGTGAATTTTTAAAACAACATAAAAACAATTATGATATGGCAAAGATTATCTATTTCGGGACAGAAGGCAACGGCAAGGCTGGGCACTATCCTATGGGTATCGACAAGGGCCTTACCCATGAAGAATACAAAATATGGACTGAATGTGACAACGAAAAGTGGATTGATAACATCTACAAAAATCCGGGCCGCCACTTGATAAAACATCACGGCATTGTATATACCAACTATGCCGTGCCGTTCTCTGTTGATGATGAAAGAAGATATTCACATACAGAAATATTTTGGGAGGGTTTACACTCAGAGAAGGAAATGATAGATCTCATAAAGAGTAATTCTTTCTTGAAACGACAATTCAAAATGTAAAAGACATGAACTATTCAATTAAATGCGGAAAGGAGGCTGACAATGGCTAAGGACTGGGTAGGCGGCTCGGCTGCTGTGTTCAAGACGTTGGGCGCAAGCAACCATACGGATGCGGATAGACAGCGTGAGGATTACTATGCCACAGAACCGAAGGCGACGGAATGGCTGTGCAAGCTGGAACAATTTGAGGGAAGGATTCTTGAGCCGTCGTGTGGCGAGGGGCACATGAGCGAGGTACTGAAGGCAGCAGGGTATGAGGTGGTGAGCCGCGACCTTGTGGATAGAGGTTACGGTGAGGTGGCCGACTTTCTTGCGATAGATAACTTGGCGTGGGACGGCAACATCGTCACCAATCCGCCCTACAAATTCGCACAGCAGTTTGTTGAGAAGGCTCTGAGCATCATTCCCGAAGGAAAGAAGGTGGCAATGTTTCTGAAGCTGACTTTCCTCGAAGGCAAGGCTCGACGCACTCTCTTCCGTTCTACCCCCCCCCATTCGTGTTTGGGTAAGTTCGTCACGACTGAAATGCGCTCCCAACGGCGACTTCGAGGCAATAAAAGGCAGCGCAGCGGCTTACGCATGGTTCGTGTGGGAGAAAGGGTATAAAGGCGAAACAACTGTGAAATGGTTTAACTGAACTATAGTGAATAAATGCACTATAAATTCACCATAAAACCAATATAACATAAAACAACACAAAAACAATACATGAATAACAAACGACACAAAATCAGGATAACAATATGCAGCAACCTCATCAAATCTATCTGACTCGCTTTCAGCAGCGGATGCTCCATATTGGAGCGAAGGACGAAACTGTGATTGCAGGACGACGCACGGGTAAGACCGACGGTCTTGTGGCACCGCGCGTCTGGGCTGTCAGCAACAGCATGCCGAGAATGCTGGGCGCATGGCTCGCCATTTCCCGACAACAGGCTTTCTCGAAAACCATTCCTGGCACAATGGCGGCAATGGAACGTATGTTCGGCTTCGTGCTCGGCATCCACATGGGCTGGGGACGACCGCCACGTCATGCCCGACCGAGCATCTTCAAGCCGAAAAACTATGACAACATAATCTGGCTGGCTAACGGCGCTCAGTGGGCAGCAATATCACTGGCGCAGGTGGCAAGTTCAAACTCCTACACTTTTTCACACGCAATATTGGACGAGGGACGTTTTGCTCCGAAAAAGAAGATTGACGAGGAGTTTATGCCTTCGCTTTCCGGACAGACGCATCCGTTGGGCGAAATCAATTTCTCGGAATACAATCCGTTTTATCGCGGACGACTCTTTGTGTCGGATGCTTCGCTGACCGCTAAAGGTTCGTGGCTCGAACATGAGGACGAAAAGCTGGAACTGACCGTTGAGACGGGTCCGTTCAAGGGCAAGACTTATCGGTGGGTGCAAGAACAGCTGGAGGAATATGCCGACAAGGTTATACGCTACAACGATATGCTTTATAATGCGAAGAAGTCGGGACATTCGGTGCATGTGGTGCCGGCAGAAGTAAAAGAGGATATTCGCGACACGGCTCTGAAGATGATGAAGCATGAGGGAGAGTTTCGTATCATGCCTAATCATGGCAAGCACGTCACGAAGGCAATGGTGGATATGGCGGTAAACTATAAACTACTCTCCGTGGATGATGCCGAACTGGTTTACGACTATGAATATCTGATTACGCCTGGAGAGGATTTCGAGATGCAGATGTTCCTGCGCTCAAAGAAGTTTCAGGACGGTTATCTGCGTGAGCTGCGCCGCGTAGGTTTTGTTGTGGAGAGAGCTTCTACGCTCGAAAACGTAGACCTTTTAGGTGAAGATTACATCCGACAGCTCAAACGAGATCTTCCGGCGTACACCTTCGCTTGCTCAGTGCTGAACATAAAGATGCAGAAGTCGAACGATGGCTTTTACTCTAATCTCGACATCGACAATGTTCACGGTTACGACCCCGGCGACTCTATAGACCCTCTCAGTCAGGCGAAATTCTCTACCGTGAAGGCTACGGGTATCATCAACGGACAAAAGGTCACTTCGGAAAGTTATCAGCCGGACTTGAAAGAGCTGTCCGAGCGCAACGACTGCCGCATGGATGCCGACTGCATCAACTCTTTAAATTTATATATAGCCTTGGATTACAATGCTAACATAAATACGTTGGTGGTTGGGCAAATGTATGAGCGTGACGGCATGGAATGTCTGAACGTTATCAAGAGTTTCTATGTGAAGAACGAGCGAAAGCTGCGTGAACTGATAGCCGATTTTTCGGATTATTATGCACCAAAGCGAGCCATCAACCGCGACGTGACGTATTTTTATGATGCCACAGCTAAGCAGGGCGCATCGTATGCTTCGTCGGACGAGCGATTCTATATGACCGTGATTGCAGAATTAGAGAAGCGAGGGTGGAACGTGACGGCAATAGACATGGGAGCACCCGAGAAGCACGAGGTGAAGCACAAGATTATCAACGACGGCTTGGCTCACCTCTCCTACCCTGCCATCCGCATCAACCAGCCGAACAACCCCGACCTTATCATCGCCATGCAGCTGTGTGAGGTACAGATTTCGTACAAGGGCTTTCATAAGGATAAGTCGGGCGAGAAGAAGCCTGAGAGCGAAGACACGCTGCCCTTGGAAAACCGTACCGATTTTACGGACGCTTTCGATACGCTGTACTTAGGTTGCAAGTTCTTCCGTGGCGGTGGCGGTTTTTTTGTGCTACCGAGTGGAAGATAAAAAAGGCAGCCGTTTCACAACGACTGCCAAAAGAACAACTATGTCCTTCGCTAAGGACAAAACATTTGAATAAAAAAAATATTGCAAATCTATAATTACAAGTATGAATGTCAAATCTCTTGCTTCAGACGTTAGCCTTCACTATCTTCTTTGCCAATCTCGCTTTCATAGCCATTTTCTTTATTAAACATTTCATGCCGTGCGCCCATGAGCCACGACTTTAAGTTTATATACTGCGCGTGGTCGAGATTTGCATCACGCCACTCGGCATATTCATCGTAGGACATACCATTCTCGATGATGCGAACCATGTCTTCCGGATTCAGCACGTCGGCTTCCTCGAAGTCACACGCTCCACCTACTTCATCGCCTATCCAATACCACTTGCGGCAACCGTCGAAAAGCTGTTCGTTGACGAGTTCTGCCAACTTATTGCAACTATCCTTGTACTGCTTTATAAATTTATTTAAATTAGGGTTCATATCTGCAAATTTAGTTTTTCGACTTTTGCCTTAAACTTTTCCTCTTCCGTTTCTGTGGCGAACCTAAAAATAATTAGCCGTGCTCTTGAATACGAACTATGAAAGATTATCTCCTGGTCAATAAATAACGTCTGTGTTTTTAAAGATCCAAGAAGATAATAGTGGAGAGCGAAAGAGGGGGCAACAGACAGACCTTTAAACTTCATAATAAAAGTATTCATCTTACCACCGTCTAAAAGATAATCTACAGCCACTATGTCGCCATCTTTAAAATCAAGAATATCCCAACTACGGCACGAAGAAGAAGGTAGTAGCATAGGTTCTCCTTGTTCAAAGTTGGCTAAATGAGCATCGTCGCGAAAAAGATAACACTCATTGTCTTTTTGGTCGGAAAGGTTTACTACACAGATTCCTGAATCATTCACTTCAGCTACCTTTACCCAACCTAATAGAGGGCTATACAGCTTAGCACCTTCTGACAAACTACGCAAAAAATTCTTTAGTTTTATATTTTGTTTCATATCTCATTATTTTAGAGAGAAACAATTAGGGGAAATTTCCCTTTGTTTTCCCTTAATTTCCTCTATTGTTTAATCTTTTTCTCTTATCGGCATAATGTTTCGGATTTATAATATTTTATTGTCATAAAAGCTCAGATCGGTCCACCATTCCTCCCTGCCTTCCTGCACGTAACTATTCTCGGGCAAGTTGAGCCGAACACAATCCTTTACCCATTCGTCGGGAACATACGACCCGAATGAAGCGATGGTTTTGCCGTAACATCCCGGCATATAAAGGACGTGATATCGGCCTTTGAAACGATAACATGTCACCTTTGTCTGCTCCTTGGTGTCGGCTGAATTGAAAGTGACGGAATAACGGTTGCCTCGATGCAGGGCGGCAAGGACATGCAGATAGTCCTCGCAACCACACTCGAACACCGTTTCATCACCACGCTTACGGAAGTAGCATTCCCAGAGATTCCTGCGGAAGATATACCAAAAATAGTCCATTTCGTCGTCAGTCATCTGCGGGATGCTTCTATAGACTATATCTCGCCATACGTGCTGACGGAGGTGTGAACCGTGAGCGAATCCTTCAACGGCAGATACGAAATCGTGCCGGTCAAGTTCGAGACTAATCATGGCTGAATATGGTATGCTTTATGTCGTCGTACATTGCCATTTCCACTTTCTGCCCGTCAAAATGTCCCACGGCAAGCAGTTGTCCGTTCTCCTTCGTGGCTTGCTCGGCTGACGGTGCACTGGCACGGACAATGAGAATGTCAAATTCCTTTATGCAGTCGAGCTGTTCAGGCGGTATGGGCTTCATGTCCTCACGTGCCTGTTGACGGATGCGCTGAAGGTCGGCTTTCGTCAGCATCGCAAAACGAGCCTGAGCCTTACGCACTGCCTCGGTCTCTATCTTCAGACGGTGGGCTTCGTAGGCTTCGGCAAGAAGACGGTTGTTCTGCCATAACGAAACCTGCAGGAGGAAATGGGAGAATCCGTCACGTCCTTCCGCCAACTTCAGTTTTGCAAGAATTTCTTCGATAAGAAGAACCTTGTCCTTACGTTGCCAGTGGATGACACCGTGGCGTTCAAACTCGTCAAGAATGCCGAAAGTGGCTGACAAATCCCGAAGTTCTTTGGTTTTCTTTTTGTTGGATCTATTGAAAAACATAATATCTTGGTTTAAATTGTTACTTTGAAAACCTCTTTATTCTCACGAACCAAGAGGAAAATAGAATATATTTGCTAAAAGCGTGGTTCAAGTACATATCCTCCCGGACGAACAAACTTGATTTTCTTGTAAAAAAACTTATTGCCAAAAACTATACTTTAACGTGTAATATATATAATAAAGAAACAGTTAATGCGTAATGAATCTCGTGCCGTCTACTTCCAGCACAAGTATATCATTGACTACCCTTATCTCGCCACTCTCCACGAACTGCACCTTGCGCTGATGGCGTATGGTGTCAACCGAGAGGCAAACGCAGGTGCCGGTGTCTACGTGTCCCGTCTTTGTGAGGAAACGAATGTAGAACGGCATACGCTGCACATTACGCGCCGTCTGCGGTGGATTGAAGCCGGTGACGCGCTGTCCTGTGCGTGGGTCGTCCCACTGCCACTTCTCCATAAAGCGGCGCAGCTCGGTGAATGACTGTGTGAGTTGTCTCATTGTTATTCTTCTTTAAATGGTGGAAATTCCAAGTGTATGAACCTGTCTATTTCCTTATCCTTTATCAGTTTCACGCCTCCCGCAAACAGCTTCTGCCGCTGACACAGAACGTCGGGGAAGAGGATGTTGCGAAGCGAGTTGCCCCAATCGCTTGTAGAGTTAAGCAGATGCGACGGGTGGAACACGAGGGTGTAGGCAGCGAGACGTATACAGTTCTGAGGTCGGTCGAACATAGGTCCGCTAAGCGTCAGAGACCGCTCCTTATTATACAAGACCATGTGGCTGCTTAGGTCGCTGACATCCACGCTCGACGCATAGAGGATGCGGTCGATATAAACGCCGAGGTATCTATACAGCAACGAGTCGTACGGGCGGGCAGTGGAGAGAATGAGGTGGGTAATCCAGCCTCTCTCAAAACACTGCTCCAGAAAAACGAAGGTCTCCTGCTTGAGGAAAGGCATAGTGAGCACCATGACGTGAGGGTCAATCACGAGGTGACTCACTGCCTTATAGAACTTCTCCACCGTCACGTCGCCATGCGTATAGAACGTAAGCTGACGGTGAGGTGCCTGATTGACCGCCTTGGGCAGCTTATTGTCTACGCAGCAAGGCGGTATGAATAGCAGAGTATCGTCCATTTAATTATTAATTATTAGTTATTAATTATTAGTTATTACTTATTAATTAGTCGTCAAGCACCATTGGCATTATCAAAGACAATGTGTCGGGAGCAGGAACATCAACGGTCATTACGCCGGAATGTGTGGAATCAGACACCTGGAGGCGAACGTCGTCAGAGTCGAGAGCGTTAAGACAGCGAATTAGATTTTCGCCCTTAAAGCCAATCTGGAAGCCGTCAGGACATTCCGCATCGCCTATCACAACCTGGTCTTCCGCTCCCTGCGCGTTGTCGATGTCCTGCGCCGAGACGTTGAAGAACATTCCGTCCTTGCGCAGCTCTACGAGATCGTCATCCCTGCCGAACAGTCGTACACGCTTGAGAATAGAGAGCATTTCTCTCTTGCTGAAGCAAACGTGATACGGATTATTGCGCGGTATAACCGAGTTATAGTTAGGATATCTGCCTTCTATAGTCTTGCAGAGGAAGTCGGCAGCGGGCGACGTGAAGCGGATGTCACGTCCGTCACTGATGATGTCGATGTTTTCGGAACTGTTGAAAGCGGCGAGCGGACGGAAGTGTGACACCGGCATAAGCATCTTGTCGGGCTGTCCGCTGACGAAGAAATTGCCACCTCCTTTGTCGGGGTTGTTAGAGTAGGTGTGCTTCAGGAGTATTCTGCCGTTAGTACCGACAAAGATAACCTCGCTCATGTCTTCCGCTACGTCTATACAAAGAGCGTTCATCGTCGGACACAGCTCATTGTAAGAGACAAAGGAACTGGTCTTGCCGATAACGTCAAGCAGTCTGCCTCCAGGCAATGTGATATGCAGTTTCTCTTCGCCCATGACAGCCATCATGGGGAAATCCTTGCCGTCGTAGTAAGGAATGGTTACCCTGCCTTCCTTCACGTTATCGTCATTGCCGGTACAATACTCCATCTGAAGTGTGCTGTCGCTGACGAAGTTCAGCGTGACCGTACAGTCGGGCAGTGTGGCGAGATACTGGCTGATAATCTTGATAGGCAGAGCCAGCGGTCCACTGAACTGTCCGTTACAGACCGTCAGAGGCGCGGGGATAGTGAGCTGCGCGTCGGTGGAAGCGGACGTAAAATACAGGTTGCCGTCCTCATGCTTTGAAAGGAGCACGTTGTCGAAGATGGCTATGGTGTTACGGCTCTCGATGCAGCGCATAGACTTCTGCAAGGCTGCGGCGAGTACGCGGGATGATTTTGCTTGTAGCTTCACGTTTTTTAATTTATTATTTGTTAGTTATTATTTATTATTTGTAGGGAAGCGGCTGTCAACATTTAGAACGGCAAGTCGTCTTCGTTTGCCGGAGCATAACCGCTGATGTCAGGTCCGTTTGATTCTGCCGGTGGTACATACGCTGTAGCCGAACCTGCTGCAGCATAAGAATGCTGGGGATATGCTGTCTGCTGACCTGTCTGTATCTGCGGCTGATAGAGCATAGCAAGACGTTTGTTCATACGTAAACGGATAGCCTTGAAAAGGTGAGAGTTCTCGTCAGTAGGATTCTCGTTTACGATGTCGGGAGTACGCTCCTTGTTCGCTTCCTTGACCTGCTCTACGAGCTTCGGAAACTTTGCTACGATCAGCTTAACATAGTCGGTCGAGAACGACATCTGCATTTCGTGTGTCGGCACGCTAACATTGCTGTCGCCACGTTCCTGCGCCGACCGACGCACAGCATTTTTGTAGTTTTCGTTAAGAGGCCAGATGTTTACACGTAGACCCGCGATCTGACGGTTCGGATCGTTTCTCGCCGTCGTCATTTTGATTTCGTTTAGGTCAATGGGCACACATACGTATGCCCTTTGAGGACTATTCTGGTCGATACCAGTGAAGACCTGTGCTCCGTTTAAGGAAAGGAGGTCAATGCTTCCATTAAAACTTGCCATATACTTTAATTATTAATTATTAGTTATTATTTATTCGCTATCTAATAGAGCCTCGCTCTGCTGTCGCTCATATCGTCCATCGTGCGCACCTTGAACCATTTCTTCACTCGGTTCTTCGGTGCATACACTTTTGCCGTACTGATAAAGCTATTGCAAGCGGGATGCAGCGGGCTTATATTTCCGCCGAAAAACGGAGAACTATTCTCCTTACAACCGCAATCCACATGATCGTAGGAAATGCAGTGTTCGCATTTGGGGGGGGTGAATGTTCGCATATTTTTTTGTTTAAAATTTTACATCCATTAGAACGGCATATTGTCTTCGTTCGCATCCGGCGTTACAGCCGTAGCCGTTGTAGCTGCCGTAGCTGCCGTAAGTGGTGCCAGCCGCCTACCCTGCTTGCGCGTCTTGTTGCTCTCCCATCGTTCTTTTTCTTCGTCAGTGAGTGTAACGATGTTGCCATCGTCGTCGCGGTAAGGCAGCGGGTCGGGGCGTTCGGCGTATTCACGGGCAATGCGTTTCAGATCTTTATAGTCCTTCGGCACTTCGTCCTTGCCGGGACGGAAGAAGAAGAAGACGTGACATGACGTTTGCAAGTAGCGGATATACTTTGGCTCGATGGTATTGTCGTTCTCCCATTCACGACCGGTGAAGTATTCCTGCGTAACCCACGCCTGCAACTTGAAACACTTGCGCTGTTTGTCGCGGTCGTTCTGAAAGAGGTGCTTAGGGTTGCACATTATCGACATATTTTCGCAATAGTCGTATATCTTCTTCTTGAAGGTGGCTCGGCTATACTCCTTCGATTTGCCCTCGGAGGCATCTGCCCAGTCGCGCATAAACTCGTTGAACATATCGTCCGTACATATCGGCACACCGTAGACCTCATTACGAGAGAAGAACCACTCGAAATAACGCACGATGCTCTCGGTGAGCTTCTGCACCATCTGACGGCGACGCACATTGCCTTGCGGTGCAATGGCAAAGGTATGATAGCGCATCATAAATTGCACCGCAAGGGCGCAAAGATAGATGGCTTGGTTGCGGTCAGCGTCATCAATCTCTTCAGGCACCAGACTGAAATTCTTCATCAATGCCGATGGTGGGCGTGCTGCCTTATGCTTCTGCGGATTGGCTCGTGCAAAACGGTTGGAGAAGCTGACAAGCGGGAAACGTCCTACCGTAGAATCATCATCATCCGACATAGGATAATTACAAGTGATAACGATTCGGGGAGCATCATCGGCTGAAAACGTAACCGGGTCAACGCTTTTTCTTTCTACCGTCAAGCCCGTCGTTACCATGTTGTAAAAATACTTCATAGGAAACGCTTTAGGCTTGTCCTCCCAATGCAACACCCTGTACTTATAAGGTTCAGAGGATAGTTTGCCCAACTCGAACTTTGCATCCGTTATGGAAGCAAAGCGTTTCATATCGACATCGAGAACATTAACAGCGCTGCCTACCACCAGTTTCACAATGAGCGACTTGCCCGAACCGCCAGTAGCCTTTTTCTCGTCGGGAATGTCGTCTTCAAGGAAGTAAGGACAGACGGGCAATATGCCTTTGTTAGAGCGATAACACAAATGTCCAATGGCTGAAATCATATTGACGAAATGCGCACCTATTATGGCTTGCTCTTCATCCGTCAGTTCTTTCTTGTTGCGTTGTGCTTCCTGCTCCTGCTCCCAAAGAACGTTAGAACAACCACGCACAATACGCAATATCGGCCACAAATCGCTCTCTCGCTGTCCCTGCCAGTTGACATTCCAACGGTATGTCTGAGCCCATTCTTCAAGGTCGGCTTTAAGTTGCCCTATCTCGAAAGTGGAGAACACTGGTGACCCGTCCTCATTTCTCATTGCCTCCTTCTTGTTTATCGCATCCAGTCGGTCGCGATATTCCTGGCGCTCAGTAATGGTAAATGGTGTCTTAAACACCCGCATCGTGAAGTCATACGGCTTCTTTGCAAGCGAGGGGATGAAGAAGTTGATATCGTCATAAGACACCGTGCGGATGCTGTCGGGTGTTATCTTCAGTGCCACATTATTGAAGTAGAAATACTCAGTCTTGGCATCGAAGGCATCGGCAAAGTTTATCACCATGCTCTGCAAACCACCTGCCGACTTTTCCGTAAATGTCTTGTCTATCATGTTGGCACAGTCAGACATCAGACGTTGCTCGATGTCGATGTGTCGAAAAGCCTGTTTTGTATATTTCAACAGCAGCGTTTTTGCTGCCTGGATAATGCTCTTAGCGTCGATATACTCCACAAAGCACTTGTCTAAGTGGATATACTGTCCCACAAGGTCGGTACTCTCAGGGTCTATCATACGATAATAACCGTGAGCCGTCATAAACACCCACAATCGCGTGGGCGACACCTTGCATGTAGGCGGTTTCTGCTTACCACTTCTCGGGTCACGCGGCCATTCTATATCAAACGGCTCCGTGTTGCTTGCTCCTCGCAAACTGGAGTAAAGCGGCAGACGCACATCATGGTCGAACTGGAAGTTCTCTTCTGCGTTCATCGTGTATGTCAGCAGATAGTCGCGCACACTGCGAGGCGAACATCCGTATAGCCATTGCCAGCGTCGGCAATAACGTGAGCGGAAGCCTTCGGGCAACATGGCATAATGCAATGAACTGAACTTAGTGGCTATAGCTCCGCAATCACGCTGCGAGGCAATATCATTCGGATAGAGGATGATGACACGCTCGGCAAAGCGGTTCATCTTCTGATATTGCACACCACTAAAATCAAGATTCTCCCGTTTCCACTCACCACGCTCTATGTACCAAAAATTTCTTCGTCCGATGGAGAACGCCACATGATACCAACAGAAATCTTGGAAGTGTTGGTCTTCTGCCTTGTCAAGGCGCAGGGAGCGCATGGCATAATACACGCTCAAAGCGTCTTCGGGTGTACGGCAAAAAACGATGTTGCGAGCCTTTATCTCGGCGGTGGGTATTTTCTTCTTTTCTTGCTTGAATGTTCCTTTACCCTTACCGTCCTTGTCTTCACGTTCCACCCATATTTCCTTCTCTTCAGTGTATTTCTCTGTTGACTCAAACTTCTGTATGGCAGCATGAACGGCTGTGGATGCGCTGTCACGATTGTTCATCGCATAGACAAACACCCTGTCGCCCATCAGCCAACGACTTACTTTTTTTACGCTATGTTCTTCGTCGGTGGAGAACACGATAGGGTCGCTGTCTTTCATTGCAGGACGGAAAAGACAGCCGTATGTGTTTTCGAGCGACGGCTCGCCGTCCTTGGCGAAGCATACAAAGAGCGGGTTCCACGGCGTGCCGTAGATTATCTCGCTTACCTTCTTTCCTTCGCGTACCACATTCGGCAATGTCACGCTGTCTACGGCATAGATGCGGAAGTCGTCATTCAGCATCTGGGTGTTGAAGTCCCTACCGAAACCGAACACCGGCAAGCCCTTTACGAGCGTCACTTCACATCCGAGAGCGGCAAGCTCCTGCGGATTGAAGTCAGTTTTCGGCATAAAGGAGAAGGTCTCGATGGTCTGCTGCGCTATCGTGCGGTAGTCCATCCTGCCGAACACCGACGGAAAGACGCTGCGCACTTTTTCGGTGTCGCCGTAAGTCCGCACAATAAAATCCTTACACAAGCGAAGCAGACTCGCTCCATACATAGGCATATTACGCATGGCAGCGTACAGCTCCAGCGCTCCGTAGCCCTGCCGCCCCGTCTTTGTGCACTTCCAGTGTACGGCTCCCTGCTTTGCCAGTCGGTTGTCATCCACTCCCACCCCATTATACAGACCTCCGCGCTCGTTTTTATAAACGATGAAATGAGGAGTCTGCTTGCAGCCGTCCGACACACCGTCGGCTGACTGCTTCTGACAGAAAGGGCAAAAGCAAGCCACTTGGCCCTCGAAGTGCTGATCATCGGCGGGCTTCACAAGCGTGAGAAGGTCGATGTTGGCGAGACGGTTTATTATCGGATGAAAGAGCATGATTGCTGTTATTTTTAAGAAAGAAAGACCGACGGTGATGTTCCTATGTACTCAACAAGGCAGTCGCTCCGAGGCTTTTTAATTCCATGCGACCGGTGCCATAATACTACGAGACGTTGCCGTTCCCGTCATCGCCGCCAAGGCCTTTTTATTTCTTTTGTTTGTTTTACATTTGTTGATTTCGCTATAAGTTCAGAAACGTCTCCGTACGGAAATGGCGGATTTTGCAATTAGCCATAGTCTTCATGCTGTTAATCATCATCAGCACGAACTCTTTGAACGAAATGAAATTCTCGTTCAGGGAGACAACCTCCACTGCCACGCGCCAGTAACATTTGCCGTTTCTCACCCGGCATGAATGTTCGTTTCTTACTATTATATTTTCCACATTGCCCTGCATTATCGTGAACACCTTCTGGCATACGTCCTTAACTAACGAAAACGGAGCCTGGAAGAGCAGGATATGCGTGTCCGAGTCTTCGTCGCGGATAGTCTCGGTATAGGCTATGCGATGCAGGTGTTTGCGATTATACATTGACATTATTGTTGACGTTCAGACATCGCAGATGCTTCATCATCTGCCACGTCGAGAATACACTACGGTTGCAGTCGTATAGTGGGTTGTGTGCCACCTCCGCTTCCGGTCCCTTATAGTCTTCCACAAGCGAGTAGGCTTTTTCCGGGTCGAAATCATTGTCAGCGACATCACAGATGATACGTGCTCCTTCGAGGAAGAACGTGCGATGGTCTCTGAAGTTATGATGATGAAAGGGGATTTTGATGCCGTAGTAATAACATATATTGCGGAGTATGGCAATGTCGAAATCAGAACCCTGCGACCACAGACATAATTCCTCCGCCTCGAACGAGCTTTTCAAGTCAAATGCCCATTTGAACAGTCCATGCAGGACATCCGTGATCAGTCTGCATGTACGGTCGCCGTCAGCTCCTTCTATCAGGGCTTTCTTCGCCTCCTCGCTCCTTCGTGCCCACCAGTCAGCCGTTTTCTGATCGAACGTGAATCCATCAAGGAACATTCCGCGAAGGTCCACATTAGAACAAAACGTAGGCGACGGCTTATAGAGAAGGTCTGTCGCTGGAGCATCCTTATCTTCCGCAAAGAAAGGGCTTTCTTCGCCATAACGGTTCCACGCCACAGCAGCCACGGACATTACAGCGGTGGTCGGGCATAGGGCACACGTCTCGAAGTCGAAGGAAATATCTAAAATTTTCATTTTCTTAGTTTTTAGCGAATGGTTCAAGCATATTCTTAATTCCGTCAAGCTCCCACTGCTTCCAGTCGTCGGATGCAAAACGCTTCAGGACAGTGTTGGTGCTCATGCCTCGCTCGTTCATAAAAGCGAAGAACTTACTGCAAAGCCCTTTGTTGGCTTTTCGCAAGCACTCATAAAACACGCCCTTAGCGTCACTATGGGCAAGCGTATAGAGATATCCCCTATCGCCCACGGAAGAGCCTTTAGCGTTTATGTCAACGAATTTCAAAAGTGTTTCTGCGACATCGGGCAAACGTAAGTATTGGTTTTTACATTCATTAATACCTAACAGCTCCCATTCCGAAAAGCCCTTCTGGAAGAAACGCAGGTAGAAAGTGGACGACGTAAAGCCTTTCGGAGCAAAAGCTTCCAGCAAAAACTTCTTTTCGTCCACCGAAATCTCCTCTGCGCTAACAGGGCAAAACGGTGTCGTTATTTTATCAAAAATTTCTTTTTTCATTTCGTCGTTTGTTGTTATATTTGTTGTAAATTTAAGAATTTAAGTTTGAATAAACAATACTCACGTTCGGTTTTAACCCTAATAATAACACTTTTTAACGTATATACATATTTTCATCAAACGTAAGATTATGAGATATCAGTACAATTACTCTTTCCTTGAAAAATGGATCAAGGCAAATGACGACATTCCTGTTGGAGTCATCCTTCAAGCGTTAGGCTCGAAGACTAACAGTCGATTAAAGGCTTGGGCACGAAAAGAGAGTCCGATGCCGGTTATCAGCATGCTCAGATTCTGTAATGCTTTTCAGGTTCCGATTTCCGCTTTCTTCTGCGACGAGGAAGCTGGAGACAATCTGACATTCGTTCCAGGCAAACCCACAATGAGCGACCAGCTGGAGCCTGACGGCGGATATGCCGACCTCGACTGTAGGCAAAAGGGCGAGCGCACACTGATTAGTCCGACCGATGTCAGCATCGTAACGTCGGTCATTCCTGAAGCCGAAAGATACATAGGCGTAGAAGGTAGTGACAACGGCTCGACTATAGAGCATGACAAGACTGAATATGTGAGTGTAAGGACGCTGCTCGAAATTGAGACCCGGCATGAGGCAGCGGAACGCAGGAACGACGAACAGCGTGGCAAGCTGCTCGACATTATCGCCGAACAGCAGAAGCAGATTGCTGACCTGACACGTCTGCTGAATGCCCGTGCTGACAGCCTGGGTGTTCACGGTGGCTACATGGTTGCCGACCATCCGGCGCATGACTGAGGACAAAACAAGAAAAGCGTTACCTATCCATCACGGACGGGTAACGCCAAAAACTAACTTAAACCTAAATAAAAAAAATAATAAGCTAAAAAGCTAATTACTAAATCACTAAAACTTATCTATCACAATGAACTACTATAGTCTTATTTCTGTTCATTTATAGCCGCCAACTTTCGACGGTAAAACTCTTTTTCTTCTATCTGCGTAAGCGTCATGTCGGCGCTTACATACGGCACATCAATATACCAGAATCCGTGATGAAGGAACACGATGGGTGTTCTGTTGCCGAAGCTCATAGGCAAAGGCAGATTTTCTTTTGTGCGCTTCGGCTGCAGGTTGAGTATGCCTATCAGCTCTGCCTCACTCACAACGGGCAGCGCTGCCATTTCCTTTTCCAAGTCTGTGCCTTCCATAGGGAAAAACAACACGCGTCCGTCGGGTGTCTCCGTTCTGTCCCATCCGTCACGTCCGGTGGTGTCGGCAAACTCCACGGCTCCCACTCCACCAGCCATGCCTTTAGGCGACTCGTAATAGTGTTCGGCTCCCTGCTTCCGCGCCCAGTTGAGGGCCGTCTGCTCGACATCCTGACAACGGTACATAAAAGTCTGAATGTCACGAGCCACCTTTTTGTCAACACTCACTTTGTAAAAATAATGCGGCTTCTTCATTTTCTATATTTTTTAGTTATTAATTATTAATTGACGGGGTTTCATCTTAGCGCAGCATAGATGACTGGCTCTCCACATTCGTCATCCTTCATCTTAAAACCTCTCACAGCCAACTCCTGAAGGTACAATGCCAGCGGGTCGCCCAGCGGACACACCACTGCCTTGAAGTATGAGCGAAGCTGATAGTCGGAGAACATGTCGCAGTCTTCGCGCCAATGGTCGAGAGGCTTGTATTTCTCACAGAAAGCTTCTATCTTGGCAGGGATAACAAAGTCCTGCAAGGTGACTTCCGGCTGCTCGGACAGTTCCATCATGTCGTTCTTTTTCTTTCCCATAAAGTCTTATTTTTGTTCGTTATGCTTGACGTACCAAAAAAGAAGAGCAAAACAAATGATAACGGCTATCAGCATGCGTATATATTCTCCATCAGACGCAGCCTTAATATCTTTCGTATTCTTCTCCTTCTCTACACCCGTGCTGTCCTTCTTCGCCCAGTGGGTGCCAACATTCAGTTTATTGCTCAACACTAAGCTGTCTATCGTGTGCTGCATCCGTGATATGGTATCTTCCTTGTGCTTCAGTAATGCCTCGTATGTGGCATTACGCTCATAGTCGCCCTTGCGGTGTATGGTACGGTCGGTGGTGGTGGTCTTGTTGCCATGGGCATCCGTGCTCTCGATCACTCTCTCGGTGATAGTCTCCTCGTTGCTGCCCTTGTCGGTCATGGTGCCGGACGTATGATTCTCGTCCGTGACTGTAACAGCGCTGCTGTCCGTCCTCGTTTCTGACTTCGCCACACTGTCCTTAACGATGGCTACGACACTATCACGCCGTTGCTCACTACTCCCCTGCTCCACCTTACGTGAGGCAGCGCAGCTCGTTAGCGTGATTACAGCCATAAGCCATAACATAACAGATTTGAATTTTCCCATATATATGTCTTGTTGATTACGCCTACAAAATTAGAAAAAGTCGCTAACATCAACAGGACATAATAAAACACCGCCTACCCTTGGGAATGGGTAAGCGGTGTGAAACTATTTATTATTTTACAATCTTATATTTCAGAGATAATATCTTGCCGAATACTTTTGCCGAACATTTTTCAGTATGATTTAAAACGGCAATATCATTTAAGTGCTCCTCTATCATTGTAGGTAGAGCTTTATTCGGTACTCCTAAAAGAAGGTACGTACCATCATACGACAAGAATTGAGCTTTCTGCAAGTCGGCTGCAAGGTCTTTGTCTATCAAGCGCAAAAACTGCTGCCACTCCTTTTCACCTGGATTGATTTCCTCGGCTTCGGCAAAGGCAAACGTCTGCTGCTGTGGTCCCGACTTCACGCTATGCTGCTTTATCCACTGCCCCATGATATAGAACACAAACTCTTCCATCGTACCGTTCCAGCTATGCGGCTGCTCCACTGCCTTTGGTACGCCATTATAGGCATAAGTCTTGAAGTCGTTCCAAAGGTCTTCGGGAACCGTCTTGAATATAGCCATCATGCACTTCTCGTCAAGCGTAGGATATATATCGCACAACGTCTTGCACAGTCGCTTTTCTGAAGCCTTACGGTGGTCTTGCTTTGCTTTCTTCTTATCCGCCACCTTCACAAACTCTATATAGCTCGGTTCTCCCCTTGTTTTACCTCGTGGACGCACCTCTTTTTTTATGTCGAAATAGAAATCTATCTGTCCCGCATCACAAGCACGCTTTATATCGTCAAGAGCTGTTTTTATTATGCGCGATTTAAACATACTATAACGGGGATATTTTACGTCAGTCACATTACCGTCAGCATCACGTTTTACAAGTCCCAGATAGTCACGTATTTCAAAAGGGGTTATCTCCACCTTAGACAGATCGAAGTTCTTCATCTTATGTCTGACAAGATAATACATCAAGGGCATATTGTCAACCTTGCCTATACGTGCTATGTCTTTTGGATGCGATACGTAGCCGAGATTCATGTCGAACATTTCAAAGACCATATCCGTATTCAGGTAGATGTCTACATATCCTCGTGTACGGTCCACCTGTACGTCAGTCAGTTCATCATCCTCGCCTAACTTCATCCTCACCTGTGTCCCTTTGTCGGTAACAGGTGTGTCTATCTTCGAGAATATCTGTATTAAGCGTTTTACAGGTTTTCCTTCATCGTCAAACGTGTTCTTCTCTAACTGCACGTTTAACACTTCTTTTAACGCCTCACGCACTCTACTATACGAACAGGAAGATACACCCAGCTCACTCAGTTCTATGCGCACAGGAGGCAAATTATCCCTATCCTCGCGCGTCATCATAGGCTTAGGATCTTCCTTGGAACCTTGCAATACAGGATTTTTAAAGTACTTGCCTATATACACCTGTAGATGCTCAACCACCTTTACCATGATGTTCTGCTGGAGCAAAGTCAATCCTTTCTGTGCTCTGGCATAGGCAAAAGGTGTGTTGATATATTTCTTTATTATCTGCTTATTGTCTTCCATGTCATGTTTTTTAAGTCGTAACCTGTAAGTCACTACATTTATGTGCTGAAGTCACTACAAAAGTGTGCTGAAGTCACTACAAAAGTGTGCTCTATTGTTTCGTAACTCATTGATTTTCTTTCTCTTAGCCTTTCGGTAATATATAATATAGAAGAATTGGTGATTTTTTTATTTTTCTATAATATATAAATTACTATAGAATCCTCTATATTCTTATATTCTATATTACGACACGAAATTGTAGTTGATTATCAGTTGTTTACACGCCAAAAGAGCACACTTTTGTAGTGACTTCGGCTCACTTTTGTAGTGACTTCAGCACACTTTTGTAGTGACTTCGGCTCACTTTTGTAGTGACTTCGTAAACAAAAACGTAGGTTTGTACCTTAAAATCTAAACCTACGTTTTTATTTACCTCGCACACCTTGAGGTAAAAAACTTTATTAGGATTTTACCTTACATATTACAAGTCCTCGCTGAATATCGCCTCGCTTTTTTCAAAGTTGTCCATATCTGTGTACATTAGACAAATAGAAACGCCAGACCCGAAGCTGGACGTTTTCAATGATTGAAGGATAAAACCAATGCTGTTGTCGCCTGTTTCGTCAAGGATATTGAACGCCATTCCAATAAACTCGCCGTCTGGACCTCTGTTTTCCTCGGGCGTGGTGTTAGGATATTTCTGTTGCAAACTCTCGGTTAAGTTCAAGAAGGGGATACGAGCAGACTCTACAGTTGGATATTGCATTTCAACCGCAGCACTGAACACTATTTTGCTCTTAGGATTATACAATACACTAATCGTAGCGTTCTTGCCCATAAACTTACCGCTAAACACCCTACCGCCTGACCCTGCAGCTTTCGACTTCGCTGCATCGTATGTCACACCCTTAGCCTTCAGCTTCAAGGCAAAGTTGTCCACTGTTCCGTCTAATGGTATGCCCATGAACTTCATGTGCTGCTGTGCGCTTGATGCCATACACAGGCAGAGCGCAAACAATACTGATATTATCTTCTTCATAATAGATTAGTTTAGATTTTACATTTTGTTCCTATCCAGGAACTCAATCACAGCCTGTAGCGCCAAATCCTTGATTGGTACACCTGTGCGCATTTTCATCAGGGCAATTCGCTCGTAATATTCCATCGGCACGTAGATAGTGATGCCGTTCTCGGTCTTCTTTCCTTTCGGCTTACGCATGTTCATTGCAACACCGTTGCTGAATGATGTGGTTGTCGGTTGATCTGCTACAGGAGTTGTAGTTGTCGATGTCTCGGTCTCAGACGTTGTTGTAGAAGCAGTCGGGTTTTCTGTTGTCGGAACTTCTGCGGACGGAGCAGTGGCAGCACTCGCTGCCGCTGCTCCACTCCCCTTGTTTCCCCTGTTCTCCTTACGCTGCTGACTGCCGGATTCCAATATGCGCTCGTTCTCCTCGATAGCGTCAGACTCCTCAAGACTGAAGCGTTTCGTCTTCTTCGTCATTTCTCTTGCCATACCCTATAATATTAAAAAGTGAAACTGTTGATAATTTCCTTGGTAAAACGCTCGTAGTCCTGCCCTACCCTACAATATGGTGCATAAGCAAAGATGTCTTCTCGCATTGCCTGGGCTTCCACCATCTTGGTGTCGCGGCGTGTGTAAGCGTCAAACATATAGTCCTGATACTTCTCGCCAAGATAAGCCTTAAATTCCTTTGTGGCATTAGTCTGGTCATTGCTCATAACCATCAGCAAGCCACGAATGTCAAGCTCCGGATTAAGATCCTCACGTGTCTCCTCGATGGCGTTGATGATTTCGGCAATACCTTTTGTTGCCAACACTTCGAGCTGAACGGGCAAAACTACGCTTGTTGCTGCCGTAAGTGCATTGTATGTGAGCAGCGACATCGCTGGAGGACAGTCTATAAGCACATAGTCGAAGGCATCCACGACGGTATTTACGCCTTCGTCTGCCAGCTCGGTGCCAGCCATTTCGTTCAGCGGCTTGGCAAGCAACTTGCAAAGCGCCTTGCGAGGCACGGCACGCTGATTAAGGAACGGTTCTATGGATATGAGCTGCGCAGCAGCCGGAGCGAGGTAAACGCCCTCGCGTACCTGATAGACGGGCAGATTGCTCTGTTGTACCAATGCGTCGTAAACGGTAGGTTTGCCTACATTCTGAGTCTCACTCCATCCGAAGAGGAACGAGGCACACGCCTGCGGGTCGAGGTCGATGATTAGCACACGCGGCAGTCGTTTGCGTCCGTCGGCATCCACGCCGAACTTACCCTTACCAAAACGACGCAAACCTGCTGCCAGGCTCTGCACTGTTGTTGTCTTACCTACACCGCCTTTGTGATTTACAAAGGCAAGCACTTCTCTTAGTCTTTCCATAATCTGTAAAATGTATTTTAAGTTGATAATATCTATTCATGTACGCAGAAAACATCGTTTCTGTAACACGTTGCAAATTTAAGAATTAAAATTGATATATCCAAACATCCACGCACATTTATTTGTTGATTTATTTGTTTATTGCTTTGTTGGTTGCTTTATTCATTGCTTTATTTCTTTGTTTGTTTATTACTTTATTTATTCATTGCTTTGTTGATATATGTATTTATATGTGTATTGATTTGTTTATTGCTTGATTTGTGTATCGGTTTGTTGATGTGTGTATTTGTGTGTTTATGTATTTATGTGTGGATGTGTTTGTGTATTCGTGGAAAACCACAAATGTGGATTTATGTTTTTATGGGATTGTGGTTTTATGGAATTATGTAAATCCACTCTCCTCATTATCAGTCCCATTCGTCATTCACAGTTATGTCCACCTGATCCTCTTCGCTCGTTCTCTCCGTGCGGAGGGGCAGGATGCAGTACTTAGTCTTCGTTCCTGCCTTCGTCACCGTGCCATGCGGTACAAACGTGTAATAGCCGTTCGACTGACTATCCGGCACATCAGCATACTTCAACACCTGCGCAGCCTCCAATCTCGTAGGCAGACGATAACGCGGGACAGCAATCAACGACGATGGGGTAGGGCAGTCACCTAACACCACGTCCTCCACAAGATTTTCGTTATCACTACCGCATGAAACAATCGTCATGCCCACGGCTGCAATAGCAGCCATCATCTTCAAGTTAGTTCTCATAATCTTTAGGTTTTAGTTAGTAAATTGATTTTGAATCCAACAGAAAACACAAAATCCACAGAATATTTTAATAGACAAATTCCGTTTATTCCGTACCTTCTGTTGGCTTATAACAGTGGCTTACCCTACAAGCGAACGGACAAGGTTTGATCCCTTCTGTGTCAGCTCATACACATCCTCATTGAACATTCGCTGATACCACTTTGTAAGATACCCTGCTTCCACAAGCTCCTCCAGCTCCGAGCACGCTGCCGTTCCGTCGCTTCTACGATGATACCCTGCGAAGCCTTTGTTCCAGATATGCTTCATTGCCATAATCTGTTCACTTGAAAATTTCTCTGTTTCTGCCATAATTCTATAAAGTTTAATGGTTAATAATAAATTACTGTATGATATGTTACTTCGTATGGAGTTTCTGGTACTGCTCGTCGTCAATCTGTCCTTCCTTGTGCATCTGCTCAAGATACATCCGTGCCACAACGCCCAGTGAATACTTTAGACTCTCGAATGCCAGTCGCAGGTTATCGCCCTCAAGCAATCTGAAGTCAGAGAATTTTCCGTCCTTCCACATTTCCACGTCCACTCCCACTTTCTCGTCATCGCCACCTACGGCAATGCGAATCTCAAATTTCTGTTTTTTCATAATGACTTACTTATTATTTAGTTTCTTTGTTACATATCATCGAATGAAACCAATGAAACAAACTGCCATCCGTTCAATCTGTTTCATCCGATGATAATAAAACAGTTCATACGCCGTTTAGTCTTCTTCTGCAATCAAATCATCAAGATAATCGTCTGCATCCGGCCATAACTCATAAGTTCTGGTGTTGGGACGAGGAGACTTCTGATATTCTTCATCAGAGATATATCCCTGCTGCTTCAATTTTTCAATACGCTGTTGAGCTTCTTCCTCTGTGAAAAACTCGTTGTCTGTCACGTCGTTCTTCTCACGGTCGTTCACAATATAATGACCGCATCCATAAAAGGTGGTATAGATAACGGAGTGTGCTCCATATTGTTTTGTTTCTTCGTATGTCATAATATGTAATCTTTAAAGTTATTCCTTTGTCAGTCCGCCGATCATCGGCATTAAGAACACCGCAGCACCCGCAAACGCCAACAGCACTACTCCCGTTGACACAGCCATCAGCACCGCCAGTACACCCGCCAACACCGTCTTCACGCCCATGCCCTTGTCTTCACTTTCCGACGTGTCCTCGCGTTCCTTTCGCAGCGTCGGCTCGCCTACCTGCGGATAGTTACGCTTGCGCTTCGGCTTTGGCTGAGGTATAGGCTCCGGCTGGGGTATAGGTTCCGGCTCTGCTTCCGGTTCCTGACTCTGATTAATATCCTGCTCTATAACGTGAGGCTCTGGATGATGAACAAATCCCGATTCGTCTATAACAAGAGGCTCCTCGTCAATAACAATAGGCTCGTCCTCGACAATAGGCTCGTCCTCAACAACAGGTACGTCCTCAATGATAGGCTTTTCCTCGATAATAGGTTCTTCTCCCACCTTGCCATCCACACACACGATAACATCTCCGTGCAGACTGACCTCAATCTTGCATCCAGGTGTAAGATCCTTCTGAAGGAACGTGCGCTCGCTGCCACAGTTAGCATGGGCGAAAAGGTGTCCGTTCATTTCCACCTCGTCAAAGTCGGCTACGTATGTTATCTTGCCGGTCTTCTCGCCTACCGTGGTGTGATGGCCGCGATATGTGGTTACGGCCTTGAACACCGGGCGGAACTTAAACGCGCAGTTATACTTTGCGTCATGGTCGGTATGTCCGATGCGGTCGTAATAGTCGTAGTTGTCGAACTTAAAGACAAGTCCGTCGGTAGGGTAGGGCAGCGACTCTCGCTCCACCTCGGCAGCACACACGATGTTCTCGATATCCTGCTCCAGCTCGGCATCCGGCTTTTCAAGTTTAAGAGCCGACACGAAGCCCGAAGTCTTGAAACCGTTACGCTCAAGGGCCTGCATGGCAGCGGCATGCCTTACCACGTCGTCCATAATAAGACGGAAAGGATGAAACTCCAGGCGCTTGCACTCGTCCTTTACAGCCACCTTCTTGGACATGATGCCGTTGCTCGTAGAACGAGGTGATTTGCCAGCCTTGCTATAACGAGCAAACTCCTCAAGCGAAATGATCACCTCACCTCTCACCTCTACACGGTCGTACTGATTCCATACGTCCACCTGGGCAGGTACGCCCTGTACATGCTTGATATGATCCAGACAGTCGTTGCCAAACAATTCCTTGCCGTGTCCGTAGGTGGCTTCTGCCAATACTCCCTGACGATATACTAAGCTCACGGTCTCGCCGTCAAACTTCCACTCTACATCCACCACCGTGCCCTTAGAGCTGATATTGGTCGCTCGTTGCTGTGCTCTCAGATATTTCACCACCGCCTTGGCATCATGCAGCTTCTTCATGGAGAGGCAAGCCGTGCGACGTGCCACCGTGCGCTTTCCGTTACCGTTCTCGCTATAACACTGCTGAGTAGGCGAGTCGGGCAATACCTCGTCCGCGTGCTGCTCTTCATACTCCTGCAAGGCAAAGTACATAACGTCATATTCCTCGTCGCTGATGGTCGGACAGTTCAGCCCGAAGTATCTATAGTCGTGCATCTTCACCACGTCCACAAACGCACGATAATCGTCAAAATCCTTAATCTTAGTCATATTCTATAAAGTATTTAAAATGTTATTCTTGTCCTTGTTTCGTTCTCTCACTTCTCTACTTGCGCCAATACGCCTACGACTCGTGCTTTGTCGTCGATGTACCGATTAACCAGACAATAGTCTCCTGCTTTCACCCGCTTGTAAGGAATGCGCTTATAATCCCCGAAGTTTCCCGACGGCCTGTAATAACGTCGCTTGTTTTCGTCTTCAGGGCATTCTGACGGTGAACTGATAGCAAGGGAGCAAATGTTGTTACAGAAAACGCCATCTTTCCACGTCCCTTCCGTGTACACATGATATGTCTCAGGCTCTTTTACCTTCGACAATATCAGGTCGCGGGCCTTCAATCCTAAGTCAGCATAAGACTCGGTAAGGTCTACCTCAAAATCGAAGCACGTGGCAGCGCGAAGAATGCACATCGCATAATCTGTTACAGCACCTTGGCCTCCGCTCGTAACACGCACACAGCGCATGGTGTCCGTGATATACTGTCCGCCTCCGTGCTGGATGATCCACTCATGCACATCGTCGGCAACGATATAGCGGCGTGTGCTGCCTTCCATCGCGGGGCGACCGGCTCTTGTATTACTTGCTGTATTCTCCATATCTTCACTCCTACAAATACTTTTGCTATCCATAATTATTTGTTTTGTAAATGTTTTTATTTGACATTCTTCTCTATCTGCTCCAACTTCATATACACAAGCGTGTTCTTGTCGTAATACTGACGTGGCGCAGATGATGAAAAATAAGTGTTCTGGCTCTCCTTGATACAGAGGGCAGCGTCCACAATACGCTTGCCGAAGCTCTGAAGGGCGTGAGTCTTTCCGATGATGACAATGCCCGACTGATACGCTTCGCGCACCTTCACGGCAAAACGATGTAAAGCGGCTTTACTGTTTCTTTCCTCCTTCGTCACCTTTGCCAATACCTTCAGATGGTCGGTCGTTCGTGCTTTCGTGCGCAGCTCCACCGTGCCCTTCTTCTTATAATTGACACAAACGGCATACTCACCAGGCTTCAGCTGTTCCAGATGTTCCTCTAAGAGGTCGTACCGCTGCAACACCTCAATAGGCTTGACGCATACGCTGTCCTTCGTGCCGGCAAGCGCAGCCCTAATCTCCTGAGCCTCCTGTAAAGCCTTCACCTTAGCTTCGGCTTCCGCTTTCAGGCAAAGCTCCTCGCGCTCTCGCTGTGCCGTCTCCTCTGCTATCTCACGATCTACGGCAGCGCGTATCTCAGCAACATCGTTGCCCATGTCCCTGCAAGCTGCCCAAAGACCACCACCAAACATGTTATAACTATTTATCAGGCTCTTCTCATTGTCGCATTTGCTTCCGTCCATCCGGGTGACACGCAACCTCCCCGTCTGCTCGTCTCTATATACAAGCATATAGGTGGAGCGCAGGTTCTTCGACTTCCATACTCTAATCTGTTCTGCCATAATAGAAATTTTTCTAAATATTTGTTAATAATACAATCAATTTCTTTGTCTGTATTGTTTTAATTCTTATATTTGCACCTGTCTTCGGAGGCTTTAATCGTACCTTTATGGATATTGATTTAATCGTACCTTTATGGAATTGAAAGAAAACAACAACTTCCGTTGACTGTCAGGCTTCAGCCTGTGGATTCAAACGCTCACAAAGAGCTAATTTCTACTATCGTAGATTCGAGACCAATGGTCTTGCGTAGCCCGGCTTAGGTCGGGCTTTTTGTTTCTTAATCTTTGATTAAAGAAACTTCTTCGTAATCTACAAACACCTTGAAGTTATCACGCAACAAAGTATCTATAGCCTCTTTTCCGAAACGCCAGCCAGGAACAGACCAGAACATATCACACTCCTCCAAGAAATCGTGATCATAATACACACCGAATTTCTTTATCTTTGAGAAGACTTCAGCAGGTACGCGATGCGTCAGGGTGAAGGAGCCAGAATTTGGGCAAGGACGAGTTAAAATGGCCTCACTCAAATCTTCGTCATGTGGCGCCGATTCGCAGTGAAAAGAGATAGCACCATTTTTTATAGCTTCTTTAACTCTTCTGATCTTTTCCTCTTTTCTTCTTCGCTCCTCTCTTTTCGCCTCAATCTCTTTGAGTTTTGGACCAGCAAGCTCAAAAAGCTTGTCTATATTTGTTCCAATGCGATATGTCGTATCATAGCCTTCAAATTTCGACGTAAAATTCATTCTATCGTCAAAATCGTCAAGAGCATTAAAAGCATCAAGGATTTTTAAAGCCTTGTCGTTGAAATTGAGATACCTGGAATCGTCCTTACAATCACTGCCACATATATAATTATGAGTTATGTCTATATATGTAAACTCCAAGGCATTGGCTTTTTCCTTTATCGACTGAATCAAATCCTTATAAAAAGTTTCAAACTCTTCTTCAGGTATTGAGTCGAGACGGATAAACACAGGTTTTGAAGTGGCAAGATTCAAAGCCTTCTTTGCGGAATCACTTAAATGAACACACGGAATCAACTTATCGTCGATATACTTTTTTTCAAAAGAACAATGATACCATTCGCCCGATATATTAATCAGAGCACCGAAAAAAAACCATTCTTTCATCGTGTCGTCATCATGTTCAATATAAAAGAGTTCCATCAGACTACGGTTATTCCTGAACTTCACATCATAAACGGCTCCACTTTTCGTAATTGCTTTCATATCTATTGACTTACCGTGATGTCGAGGGCTGAATATTCGATTTGTTAAATTTTTTGTGATTCCACCCAATCTCCATAACCGGGCAGCTTGTCTATAACGAGACCTTTCAGATCCTTCACGCTGTACTCCTTGCACAGCCACTCCTCCAGGTCGTCCCAATACCTCCAATCTCTTGTTACGCCCGTCTGCACATCGCGCAGACGGAGCGTTACAAACAGATAGTCGCGTATAACGTCTGTTATCTCGTACATTACACGTCATTTTCCTTCGTAAGTGTTCGCATAGTCTTCAAGAGCTTCTTCCAGCTCCCAATCTGCTTTGGGATAGAAGCCACCGCGATTACTTGATTCGTATTTAATGTAAAAGTTCACAGCGTCCTCTCTTACAATGATGTCCCTGCCTTTATATTCCATTTCTACGCCTTCAACCTTACAGATGTTCCATTCCCTGCCGCCATCGCAAGAAAGAAGATTCTTTCCGTCATAGGCATAATCGTCCCAGTCATATACAAGATCCGAATCGTCGGTGTATATCCAACCGTTTTCCTCACATATACCGCGTACAAGTTCGCAGCAATCGTCTTCAGGATTCTCCTTGCAATATTCAGTCAAGAACTCTTTCAAGTCGTCCAATGTCTTAATATCAGATTTTTTCATATCGTTCCGCTTAACCGTGATGCGGTAGGGCTAAAAATCATTATTACTTGAAATCCACATCTTGCAGCGGATCATTATCGCCGCTGTTCTCGATTTCAATGTTTCCCGGCTGCTTCAAAAAAAGAGTCTTCATATAAGCTTTGTTTTGAGCAGCTATCAGTTCCGGAGTCAACACCATGTCCTCTTCCATGCTAAACGGGTCCAAATCTTCTACAACTTTACGCAACGGCCCTAACGATACAACAAAAGCATCAAGGGTGCAATCGTGCGTCATGCTACATAACATATAATACGTACCGTTTTCATCAGAACATTCCAGTCTTACAGTCCCACATGCCTTAATACCGTTTATATCTTCCGTTATAGATATACCGATATTACTAAGTGTTTCAGCAACTTTTTCTTTTATGTAATCAGGATCATTCAAAATATTAGGTGCAGAGTGAACTATCTTATCAAAATCCACACATCCTTTTATGATGTTGTCTAATTCAAAATCCGTAACATTTAATATACATAAATGCTTCTCTCTAAAACCTACAAAAGGTTCGATGTCACGAAATGAAACCTCTTTTCTATAAGTCTCCAAGTGGCTGGGCAAATTCTCAAATAAAATTCTTTCTATAACATGATAATAGCGTGTTTCATCCTCCTGACCAATACCGAGCAGGTCGAAGATATCACCAGGTTCATTAGGCTCGGCCTTTAGATACTGACGTATGCTGACCCATGATGAATCATTGATGCCATCAAGTACCATTTTCGGTGATACCTCGTTGTTACTATCGCCAAGAAAATACTGAGGTCTCGAATAACGAAAAATGAAAGCAACAGCCAGTTCTTTCGTCGCAAAGAAAAATCTCTTACCATCCTTTGCCGAATATTCCTTGTCGCACAAATTGTGCGGATTTCTTTCTACTTCGTAAATTTTCATATCGTTCCGCTTGCCGTGATGCGGTAGGGCTATAGATAGTTTGTGATTAATTTCGCCTGTTATAACGTATGCTCGCCGTTCTCGTAGGGTATTACAATCTCCTGCTCGTCGCCGTTCTCGAAGATGTGCGTGTGGTGGAGCTTATATTCCTTATCAACGTAAAACTCGCCATCAACCTCATACGTCTTGCCGTCGGCTTTATACTGGAGGTTGTCACTGCCATTGCTGTGCTTGGTAAGCATGATGTCCTCGATACGGTGCTCTATAGGCGTTGTATAGTTCTCGCGGAGGTAAGCCTTCAACTCCTCGATTTGAGCCTCAGAAGGTTCGCCTGTCTCGTCAAGCTCCTCGTCATCGAAATACTCATAATAGCCGGTGCAGTTCTCTGCATCATTGATGATATAGTCAGCTACTGTCATATAGTTATCGCGGATTTCCTGCTCGTTGTCGTGAGCTATCGCCTTAATGTAAGTGTCTATTGATTTACGCATATCGTTTTAAGTTTAAATTAGTTGTTTCTTTTATCTGATGCAAAGGTAGCGATTATATTTGAAACTATCAAATAAAAAGCCGTTTTATTTTAAATAAAATGTACTTTTATTGTTTTTGGTTTTTATTGCCATCGGATTTCACAGATTAAACGGATTTTTTCTGTGTTGTCTGTGTCATCTGCTGGCTCTTTGTCGCCCATCCAGGAACTCGAACCTGGAGCCACGCCTTTGTCGTGTGGTGGGCGTTGCGCTGCTGTTATCCTCGCGGACCACAGCAGCCTGAAAACAAAAAAATACTTTGATTATGATCGTAAGCCAATGAGCAAATACTAAATACCAAATACTAAATAATAAATGCTCAGGTGCTCCCGCCGAAGGAATCGAACCTTCGCAAAGGGCCTTGCCGGGCGCGGGATGGGGATGTTAGTTAGCGGTATTGTCGTTCTCGCCGTCCTTCTTCTCGGAGTCGCCTGACAGCAGCTCCTTGAACTTGACTAAGGCTATTGATGCACGCTGCTTGGCGTAATCACTTATCAGATCCGTCTTTTTGTCAAACTCGTGCAGGGTATACAATACGTCGCTTTTCTTGCCTACGACAAGGATGGCTACGGCGGCTTTTTTGCCGTCTTCTTCCGCCGGCTCGATCTCGTTGTGATGTGCAAGCACAAGGCCATAGCCTTTCTCTCCTGCTGTCAACTTCTGATAGTCGGCGCAGAAATCACTGATCAACTTCTGAATCTTGTCAGTTTTCTCTTTGTTAATAATCTCTAAAAATTTTGTTTGTTAATAATTTGATTAATACGTATGATATTATATCATGTCGTCCTTTTATTTATACACTTCGATGCACTCTATTGCCTCGCAGTCGATATAGCTGTTGCAAGCCTTGCCTAATACCGAGATAACCTCCGTGTCGCTGTTGTAGCCGATGATGTCGTCCTCACCGCTGTCACCGTTCACAAAACTGAAGCACACGCAGTCGCTGTGCATCTTGATTACTCCGTGCTGCTGATTGCTCTGCGCAGCCATCAATATTGTCTGTACTGTCTTAAATTTCATAATTTTCTGTCGTTTTTAAATGTTTGTATAATAGGGATTATTTCTTCATTCTCGCTTTCACGCAGCAGTATATCAAATCACGCGGTACGCTGTCGAGAGCTGCGTACCAGTCGGGCAGCTCCTCATAAGTCGTTGCCGTCAGTATGTTCTTCACAGCCGAGAAACGCACGTTACCGGGTATCATGTCGAGCTGTTGCTCATGCGGTCTGTTGCGCCTGACCCATGCCCAGATGTTTTCGTTAAGACTCGCGGGCGCTTCGTATTCCACGCCTAAGAATGTGAAGGTCTTGGCCTTCTGTGTATTTCGGTTTGCCATAATTCAGTGGATTTTTAAAGGTCCTATAATATTCGTCTCGTACCACACAGCCGCCTGTGCCATCGTGTCCTTCAGCTCCTCTATTATCTGCTTGTAGTTGCCCTGAGTGACGGCTATGTGTCGTTCTGGATGTTGTCCGTCGTGGTCGCCGCTTGCCAGATGGATGATGCAGAATGTGCGGTCGGTGTCGTGATGGGCTACCATGCCTCGCTCCTTGAGAGCTGCCACTGTGCGGTCGAAGTCTGCCGGAGTGGTAGGTATCACCTGCAACACGCTCCAGGGACGCTCCTGAGCCGTGAGGAGCGTCTGGCCTTCCTGCTGACTGAGCAGGAAGGAATGAATTGTTCTTGATGTTTTCATACTGCAAAGTTAAGCGAAAGTTGACGGGTATCTACTTCTTGACGGCGGCTTTTTCTTCTGCTCGCCTTAATTCTCACTTCTCTCATAATGGCATCCAGACGTTGCGATTCTGCCTCAATGTACTGTTTCTCCTCGCTGGTGAGCGGAGGCAGTACAAAGGACTCAAGGGCTTTTTTGAAGCGGTACTCGCTTACTTGCTCGTCGCCAATAAAGCAGTCAACACTCTGATATGATCCGTGACGGAGGCGAACCTTGCCTCCTTTCCATGTCATATTACCGATAGTGTAGCTCTTGTAATACCACAACAGACTGTGATAAGTCAGGCCCCATGTTTTAGCCCAATGCTCAGCTGCATTTGCGCTGTTGTCGTAATAGTTTCCTCTTCTTTGCGCTTCGCGCTTAAACTCCTGTAAAGTCATAATCCTTAGTATTTTTAATGTTCTATAATAGGGCAGAACGCCCCCATAATACCTTATTTCCGATTTTCCGCTAATATTTTTCTCACGCTATAATAAGGCGTGTTAAACGGATATTTCACTTCGTTGATGACGTACACCACGGTCGGCTCCGTCATGCGCAATGTGTCTCGACACTCCACACGGCCATACATGCCATGAACCATGAAGTTTAATGCGCACATCTTGCAAGCAATAGGATCGCTGTCTTGTGCCACATACTCGAAGCGACGGCCAGCCGAATGGTCCAGTTTGCTCTTCTCCATGTAGTGAGCCAGTAGCAAACGCCCGCTACCTGCTGCGCAGTCGTTCACCTTGCCATGATCCCCGGCTCCCAGTGTGCTAATCCGTGCCATGAGGTCCGACACACTCTGAGGCGTGAAGAACTGCCCTGTCTTCGATGCCTTGCCACGGCTCAGATACATTTCCTCATACAGGATGCCGAACACGTCCAGCCACTCGCCACGCTCCATCGCTGTTGCTACATCGTCGAGCCACTGGAAGGCGAGTCCGGCAAAGTATGGATTTTGCTTCACGCAGTTCAAAATGTGCTGGCTATATTCAACGGTGCCAGCCTTGAAAGCGTCAATACTAAAGAACTCTATAAGGTAGTCACAGAAGTCGCTGAGAGCCATTTCCTGCGGTCTGCTATGCTTGTCGGCCTGTTCGGTCAATACGTCGATATACTTCTTTTTATCCATGATTTTCTCAAAATTTTATGTGTTCTATAATAGGGGAGCTGCCCTGCTGCCAGGCGCAGCCCGTGCATGATGATTAATAGCCCTTCCAGAAGTAGGAGTGGTGGCTATACTGGCTTAATGCCTTCTCCTTGGCAAACTCGCGGATCTCGTAGTCGTACTGTTGCATGTCCTTAAAAATCTGTTCCGCTTTTCGTGCCAGACGTAGGTATGTCGCATACTTCTTTTTTGATGCCTTGAGGTTCTTAATCGTCTCCAGACGGCCATTTTTATACTTTTCTATAACGGCAACGGCTTTTTCTGCTTCTAAACGGTCGCCAGTATTCCACTGCCATTCGTTCGGATTCACTTCTTTCTCATTGCCAATATAGCGGCGGTAGCCATTGCCCCAACTAACATAGATAGTGATGTTAGGATAATCTTTCCAGTCATTGTATCTGTAGACGTCGTAACATTTCAGGCTAAAACAATATTCGTCGAACGAGCTATAGAAGCCCGTCGCCTTCTTCACCGCATCGTGGAAGCGTTTATTCAGCACCTTGCCATCAAACTGTCGGCATACCTGAATAAGTCCGTCCAGGGCCTTAATTTCGAGCTGTCGGCGCTCTATCAATGCGTCCGCGTGCTTGCAATACTCCTTAACCTCGTTGGCCTTCTTGTCGGCTTCATACTTCTTTGCAGCCGCCATAAAGTCGTCCTCCGTGCCGATGCTGTAGGACTCTTCCTCGCTGCCATTCTCACGGCTTAACTGGTGCCACAAGTCTATATACTTTTGTGCATCCTCCTTTGTGGCAAAGTGGCGCACGCCATCCAGGCTTTCAGACTTCCACAGCCACACCTCGCCATCGTTGCAAATAAGATTTTTTGCTTCAACAAATATCTGATTCATAATATTCTCAATTTTTTAAGTGTTCTATAAAGAGTTTTTAATTTTATGCGTGTGCTAATGGATTATGAAATTGCATAATAGCGTCCACAAGATCCTGGCATATTTTCATGCAACGTTCATGTGCTTTTTCTTCAGAAATAACCTCCGCACCAAATGTAGTACGATCAGATGGTTTGCCAATGCAATAGGTTTTGTCTGTGCGGAAACACACTATTTTTCTGTCAACACGATAAACGGTCATTCCGTCCTTTTCCTTATAACTTATCTTTGCCATAATATCCATTTTTATGATGATTTAATAAGACAATACGGCTATGCGGTAGTATTCCGTTTCTCCCTCCTCCGGAATGTTGGCAATACACAGATCGCCCGTGGATGCCTCGTAAATATAAGAGCTGCCTATAATATCATACACCGTAAACTCGCCCCGCTGCTGGCTGTGCTCGCCGCTGTTGGCTATACATGTGATGCCGTTGTGATAGCCTCCGGAAGGTGCCGGGAAGTCCCCGGCTACCATCCTGTCCTGAAGAAAGCGTGACGTATATCTGCCAGCCTCCTTGCTTGTCAGTTTCAGGGCCTGTGCCAGGAGTCGCTTCGCCTCCTTCCATCGTGCCTCGTTGAACATGTCACGACGCTGCGGAAAATACTTCTCGTCGTTGGTAACGTTTAATAATGCTATCTGTGCCATAATTTGTGTAAAATCTAAAAGTTGGTGGTGTTTTTATCTGTCTATAATAAGCGGTTTATGCGTGAAGCATACGGCGCCAGAAGCTGAAACACTGAAACGGCATACGGCATGGGAAAAAGCGGGGAAATATACGGTCAACCACTGCCAGGGCGTTATATTCTACATTGACAGTCAGCTCAAAAACGGGACCCAAAATAAATATTAAAGCGCAAATAAATTGTACTGTCCCCGTTATGCCAAACACGTCACACAACAAGAGAAACAGCGGAACGCAAACGACCATACACGAAAGAGAAATGACTGCTACTAACAAAAGTGAGAGAAGGATAGCGGCACGCTTTGCGGCTTTAACTACATTATTTGCAAAATTTGTTTTCATAATCTGTGAAATTTTAAAAGTTATGATATTTTTATCTGCCTATAATAAGGCGTAATTAATACTCGATGCAGAGCAATATTGCCACTACTACTGCAATGATGTTGTAGCCGACGAACTGCCAGCCGGTGCACTGGATGGGGTCGCCATCCTCGCCATAAAAGCTGTGCTGAGTCCGGAGCCACTGACGGGACATTTTAAGGGCCGTCAGAACGTTTTTAACTGTGCGGGTGACGAGCAATACGACGATGGCGAATAAAGCCGTCAGAAGGGCGCGTGTGCCCGCTGTGCGTGATATTGTGATAGTTGGTGCCATGATGATATTGTTTTAAGCGGTTTTCTTATTCTGTTCTTCTACTTCCTGCCACAGGCGCTTACTGATTTTGCTGTAGCCGGCCTCCCCGTTAAAAGCCAGGAACGTGCAATACATTTCCTCGTCGCAATACATTGAAAATGCAAGCTCAGCCTCATTTTTCAAGTCGTCTATAATAGCCTCGATTTTGCGGATGACGTGCGCAGCGTGAATCTTGCTGAGTCCTTTGTTGTCGTACCAGTTGTCGCGGATCACGTCGTCGGCCTCCAGCTCGTCGTGCTCATACTCGAAAGTCTCGTGCCATCCTTCTATCATGCCGCTAACCTCTACTTTTGCGGACCAGTCAAAATTAGCTGCCTCGTAATAGCCGGACGTGCAACCGGCTTGCATGGTAACATATACCTCAGTGTCGCCAAAACAGATGGTTTTAGTCTTCTCTGAAAAAAGAGTTGTAGGGTAGCTGCGGTCCCCGTCATACTCCTCTATATCGTGCCAGCCCTTCGCCTTCAATTCGCCGGCCACGTTGGCCTTGTCGGCTACATAATTAGCCTCCGTGTCCAGTTCGTCATACTTGCCCAAAAGGTCCTGATCCAGCTCACACTCGTCGATATCCTCCTGTGTATAATAAACAGGCATACCAAAAACGAAAAATCGTGAAGCGTTCTTTAATGCAAAATTCGGTGTACTCATAATCTATAAAGTATTTTTAATGTTGTAATTTTATATGTTGTTTATAATCCATAGAACTTGAAAAGGCCATCCCAGCCATCATCGCATCCGACTATATGTTGATGAAAAATCAATTCAGCAACGGCGGCGCACTGAACACCTGTAAGTTTTTCAAGGCCCGGTTTGCTATTGATCATATTGTACAGGGGTTTAGCCTTTTCTGGAGACATACACTTAAGGGACTTGAGGTAATTATTATATCGTGCCATAAGCTATCAAATATTTAAATGTTAGTGATTTTAGATGTATTTTATAATTGGGAGGCCGGAGCCTCCCCGGTATGGTTTAAGCGCACTTTTTCCCGTGTGCTATAACGTGCTCACAAATGGTCTTGGGACAGGCTGAAGTCTTCCATTCTTCATCCTGAAGGAAGTGTGCAAGATTTTCAGGGCTTGTCGTACCCACATAAGTCTTCATCAACTTATAAGTATATTCCCGCTTGATTTTCATCTTCATTTGATAACCGTTCACGGTAATACTGTCGCCATCTATATTGACGCGGTACACCGTAGGGGCTAATCTGTGAATCTGTGTGCGGCCTTCAGCATCTTTATATAATTCGATATTGTCCTTAACAACATCAAACTCGCATACATTATAGATCTTTACATCTTTGCCGCCTTCCTGGATATAGGCGCGCACGGCGTTATATACGCGCTCGTCGTCGGTGTAAGAACGGCCCAAACGTGCCACAGACTCCGTAATAGTTTCGCCTTCGGTGAACAGACTGTTCACGGCAATAAAATCATTTAATTTGTCGGCGGTTTTTTGATTTTCACAAATGATAAGATATTTCTTCATAATCTATAAAGTATTTTTAATGTTGTAATTTTATATGTTGTTTATAATAGGGGAGGCCGGAGCCTCCCCGGTATGATTATTCTTAATCTATATCAATGGTCCAGTGACTACCATATCCTTTATATAAGTGAATTTGGTAGTCTGTTAATCCTTTGCTTTTTGCCAAATTTACAGCTATCTTATACACTTCGTCCGACTGTGCGTCATATCCTTCAGACTCAGCAATAACAGATCTATAAATGATAGATGGTGCATACATAATTTTATTGTTTAAGTTGTTATAATTTTATATTGCATAAGACTTCACCGTGACGGCCTTGTCAGCGCAGAACTCAACTGGATCCGTCTCAAGTATATAAGCTTTTTCGCTTCTATCATACTGATAACCCTGTTCTTTCACGGACTTCATAACAAGGTTTTTCTCGCGGTAGTCAACGCGCGAATAACTTGTAAGCGACCATACACCGTTTTTTCGGTTGATGGCGTAATGTTCTATAAGATACATTGTTTTCATAATCGTAAAGTATTTTATTTGTTCTTGTTTACGTTTGCAAAGGTAATACTAAAGAATTTACTAACCAAATATTTTTGATAAAAACTTTACTTAAAGTATTATATTTAACATTCATAAAGTATTATCCACCTAATATTATAGTATTATTCACATTCGTTTACAATTCCCTAATATCTGTAATACTCTATAATATCTATAACGAGTCGCCTGGAGTGGGGCACCGCTACAAAAACTCTAAAATCTGTGATTTGCTATAATGTGTGTAACATGATGGAGAGGGCACCAGCGGGCGCAAATGTGCATCCGTGGCAATACTCCATGCCTGATGCCAACGAGGGCACCAGCGGGCGCAAATGTGCATCCGTGGCAATACTCCATGCCTGATGCCAACGAGGGCACCAGCGGGCGCAAA